AATTGTCGCATTACTAGCTGTTCTAGTGATGATGGTAATCGTAATTTTATTCTAAGGAAACACAATGAAACGTATTTTTACTCTTGCAGTTCTTGCCGCCGCAGTTCTTGCTACTGGATGTACTCGTATCGAAACTGGTGAAGTTGGTGTACGAGTTGGATTTGACAAACAGGTACAGCCAGGTGAGCTGTTGCCCGGCTCGTTCAATCAAGTGTTGATTGGTGATGTGCTAACATTTCCAATCAAGGATGTTAATGTTACACTAGAGAATATGACTCCAGTGGCCAAAGACAACTCAACAATGAAAGACTTGGATGCTGTGGTTGTTTACAACATCAATCCACAACAAGTGTCTGAACTGTACGCTACAAAGAATAGAGCATTTCACGCAGAGTTCAAAGGCGACACCTATGTGATGTACAACTACATTGTTCAGAATGCTCGTAATGCTATCTACAAGGCCGCACGTAAGTACGAAGCACTGGATATGGCAGACAACCGCGGTGAAATGGAAAAGTTCATCCAGGAAGAAATTGTTCGAAACCTAGCAGACGAAAAGTTGGACGGCAGTATTATGATTAGCCAAGTGCTGATTCGTAACGTTGTGCCAGCAGACAGTGTTGTTGAAAGTGCTAACGCATTGGTTCGAAGCAAGAACGAATTGAAGCAGAAGGAAGTTGAAGTTAAGACTGCTGAAGCCGAAAGCCGTAGAATGGCAGCACTAGCCAACAACTCAGGTGCAAGTATTCAGTTCATGCAGGCACAGGCCATGTTGAACATCAGTGAAGGTATTAAGAACGGACAGGTACAGACCATTGTTGTGCCCAGTAACTTTAATGCATTAATGATGAACAAATAATTATGGATATGAATCAAGCGGCTGTATTTTTAGCAGGAAGTATTTTAATAATGTTAGGATTTGTTATTGTTGTAGCAGGAACCATCGCTATAAACAATATGATCCATAAATATTGGAAACCAGTAAAGATATGGACATTTGAATCATATCCCCCCAGCGTTATGATACAGCAGAAAGACGAAAATAAAACTACGTAATGTCTGTATAAAGAAAAGGGTCTTGACGACCCTTTTCTTTTGTGCTATAATACACAAATAGCAACACAGAAAGAATCCTATGGAATTCAAAGTCAGCGGTAGTAAACGAAATAAAAAGTTTGTAGAAGCTATTCTTCCTAGTTTGATTACACAACTTGGTTTGGATTCAAGTCGTAAGGCTGTTATAATCCAAATTGAAGATGACGGAACAGCTAATATGGGATCAACTATTCCTGTTGACGTGTTAGACTCTTATATTGTTGTAGTTAAGCCACATCGTAATCTTAAAGAAATTGGGTTTACACTAGCACATGAAATGGTGCATGTCCGTCAAATGGCCAAGGGCATACTAAAAAGTGTCAAAAATGGTTATACGTGGGCCGGCAAGCGTTATAGCAACAAAACAAAATATTTAGATATGCCCTGGGAACAGGATGCATTTGCTCGGCAAGAAATTATTTTTCGTAGGGCGATTGAAGAATGAACGAACGAATTCAAGAACTTGAAATCCAATGTTGGGAGCCTCGTCAGTATGGACCTGCTTGGTTTAACTCAACAAAGTTCGCCGAGTTGATTGTTCGGGAATGTATGTCTAATTTATATCTACATGGGTATGACGATGCTAGGGCACAGATTAAACAGCATTTTGGAGTTGAAGAATGAATGAACGAATTAAGACCCTAGCCAAAGTCGCTGGCTACGATGAAATTAACAAAGCCGCAATGAAGTTGATAGGGTTTGACCCAGAAAAGTTCGCCGAATTGATTGTGCGAGAATGTTGTCTAGCATTGAATCCCATGTTGCGTGATATGATCAGTCGCGGGCAGGGAGTAGACATGATTAAACTACATTTTGGAATGAATCCCAAAGAAATCACAACTGCTATGCTTGACGCCTCCATTGCACAATGCGAACAAGAATTAGTAAAAAAGAATGAACGAACAGATGTTTGACAAAAGAGATAACATCATTTATAATGAAACATCAGTAAACAATAAGGAACAAAAATGCTTACAGTAAAAGAATGGATGGAATTAGTTGATTATCGTATCACCGAAGGCGGGGATTACGGTTGGATGTGTTTTGGCCCAGACGCTTATAGTTTAAGTTCTTGGAATGGTGATCATGACGGCTACAGTTTTAATATTGTTTTTGACACTAGAACTCAAACAGTATATACTGTAGAAGTATGCGATTATAAAAACGAACGTGCATATCGTATTATCAACCCTTTGTTTAAAACCATCCACGACAGTGAATCTGAGGATCGTGGTGTACTAGGCAATCAAGCCTGGGATGATGTTAATTGGATTGATTTGGAAGCTGACGACGACTTTATCCAAAAAGGACTTGCTATTCGTGATGGCGAAGATTACGACACTCGTGTAAGCGTTCCGTTGGACTTGCCCGATGATATGCTGTTTGATCTTATGAAGCAGGCACATGAGCGTGACATTACACTTAATGAACTGATGGAAGATGTTATTCGCAATGCTGTTGATAATGCAAAAAAAGATCCAGATGCATTTAAGGAAAGTTTTAGCGAGTTTCATAATGCTAAACCTGCAATGATGAAATCAAAAAAAAAAGAAAAAGTAAAGCGTAAACACCTAGCATATGAACTGCTAGGCGTTATCACTGATGTTGAGGAAGGCGCAGGCTTTGACGATATATGTTTAGAAACTATTAAAAGAGTTTGCGGCGAACTACAAAATGATTGACTTACACTTTAGCATTAGGAATCCGTGGAGCAAAAAATGGCGCAACATTCGCTGTTGGCATGGTAATACTCCTTGGGATCGCAAGCACTGGGAAGTTGAAGTCATACAAAGTGCAGATCTAATTGCTTTTACATTTTCATTAACACACAGACAGGACCATGCTGGTATTAGAATTAGTACCGCATTACTCGGATATGAAATACAAGCGACGATCTACGATTCAAGACACTGGGATGAAAAGACAGCGTCCTATCACAGTTGAAGACTATCTAGCCAGCGAGGATGAACTAGTGTTCTTTTGGGATCCAAGCTCAATTAAACCGCCTGAGGATTTAATGAGCAAGGCTATACGAGTTCTTATTAGCGATCCCAAAGATCATCACGGTGTTCGAGGACTTGATATTAAAAGATGGGCTCAAGCCAACTGCAAAACTTTCTTTTGGTATGATGTTACTGACGTAAGTGATGCAAGTTATATCACTGACGAAATTCACGCATACTATTTTATCGATGAAAAAGATGTAACATTTTTTATGCTTCGATGGGGCGGACAGATGTGATAGAATATCGTCATCTTGATCATGAAGTTCTAATTGATGCTCATAAACACGGACCTGCCAGTAAATGGTGCATTGATCAGTTTGGAGCTCGATGGGAAGCTATAGGTAATCGATCTGGACGCTGGTGTCTCTTTTGGGCCGGCCGTGATGCTCCTAAAAAATATAGGTTCTGCTTTGCTGACGAGCAAGATATGGTTTGGTTCGTATTAAGGTGGTTGTAAAAATGAATGATATAAAAGAATTCTGTCACAAGTATGATGCATATGTACAAGAAAGCAAGCGCATGCATCGTAGAAGTCGCCGTATTGATTATAAGATGTGGAGTGAAAGCGACCCTAACATATATCAAGCTATTCCTTACGATGAAGTTAAGTGCGTAGAAATTCACCTGCCTGAGGATCGATTCCGTGCTCTATTAGAACATGACGAATGGTTATCAAAAGCAGGGTTACATGACAACAATTTCTTCAATAACAACGTAAGTCGAGTATCAAATCTAGTAGTACAAGCTGAACGAGAAACTCGCATACGACATGAAAATCCAAGTGTAAGAATTGCTTGGGAAAAATATCAAACATTGTTAAGATTAGTAGATAGCCATTATGATTAAAGAGCGTAAATTTCTTGCCTATTGGGACTGTCTTGGATTTGAAGGAATCTGGGACATCACTACCTACGAGCGCCAAAAGCTTCTAGCTGATCTTAAGAATACTACGGTAACTGCTCCGGTTAATCTTAACGCTATGATGCTGAGAGCTAGATACAATCCACAACGTAGTCCTGAGATTTGGTTGTTTACTGCTACTGATACAATTAGGCAAGAAGAGTTAATGGATATTGCTCGAGACAATCCGCAGTATCTTGTGGACCTAATTCGCGAGCGAGGTACTAGTCTTTATCGTAACACACCGCAGAAACAAGTTATTACATGATTAAGCTACAGGGCAAACTCCCTCGTGATATTGTACTGGCCTGTTCAGGCGGTGTAGACTCAATGGCTGCACTAGATTTCTTGCGTAGAAATCATCGTGTAACTGTGGCCTACTTTAATCATAAAACTGAGCATGGACAAAAAGCTGGTGCTTGGCTTAGAGAACAATGCCGTACCAAGTATACTGATGTTCGATACAGAGAACACACTATTGAAGGCGAATGTCCAAAAAATATGAGCAAAGAAGAATGGTGGCGTAATGAACGCTATGCTTGGTTCAATGGTGAAGCTTGGAAAGGCCATACTGTAGTAACTGCACACCATTTGGATGATTGTGTAGAGACTTGGATTTGGAGTAGTATGCATGGTACAGCAAAAATTATTCCGTACACTCGGCAAAATGTAGTACGACCGTTTCGCTTAACCAGAAAGAGGGACTTCGAACTGTGGACAAATTTAAATAACATTGAGTATATAGAGGATGACAGTAATGCAAATATCTGTTATACTCGTAACTATATTAGACATGAGATGATGCCGCATGTATTAAAAGTAAACCCAGGCATTCATAAACTTATTGCGAAGAGAGTACGAAATGAAGATTGGACTGAGTTACAGCCGATGTGTGCGTGATATTGTTGACGGAAAAGTAGACATTGACGATGTGTTGGTGTTGATCACTCGCACTGATTTTGATCCGAGAGATGCTGATCAATGGAAAGGTATCTGGGAAGGATACGGGGGCGGCCAAACTTTTGGTAACCCACTTAGTAATCCAGAATGGATGGACTATCCTGCAGAGGATGAAGATCGATTTCGTAGCGTAAGCATTGAACTTTGGGAAACTGGTAAACTGCACCAACCTCGCAAGTTTGGGTCTCACCCTCGACGATTGCCCTACTACTGGTTAGAAACGTTTGCTCCTGAAACAGAAGTTGCATCTAACCCCTCAGTACAACTCGCTTGGGAAAAATATAAACTTCTAGCAGGTCTAAGCTGATGCTGGTTAATGTAACACATGATTCTCACTTAGCGTATTTAAAAGATGACCCTGTACGTCCGCACATACCCGTAGAGTTTAGGATTAGAAAACCCAATCAAGTTTGGTTATTAGAAGATGATTTTAGCGGTAGTGTACATGGCGTAATCTGTGTTGCATATACACACACTGTACCTACCACAGAACAAGAGTTAATGAACTTCTGCGACAACGATGGTGATATTGTTGTGTTTTATACAGTATGGAGTTATACCAAAGGTGCAGGTCGAGACATAGTATTTGGTGTTGCGAGACATATCAAACAAACTAGAAAAGTTAGTCGGTATGTAACATTAAGCCCTAAGACAGAAATGGCTAGAAAGTTTCACTTAGCCAACGGAGCAATAGTTTTACAAGAAAACCCAGAAAGTGTTAATTACGAATATTTGGAGATATAATGGAAGATACCAACGAGTATGAAGAATTTGCTAAACGCATGGAAGAACGTTTTCCAAAAATGTTCGAAGGCAGATATGGTGGCTTTGCTGTAGGTGCGGGTTGGTATCCTATTATCGAAGCATTGTGTGCTAACATTCAAAGTCACGCAGATTGGCGAAACGATCAACGAAAACGGCTGTTAGAAAATAACAAGTATGTTCATCCAATACCCGAAGCAGTTCCGCAAGTAACTGTGGAACAGATTAAAGAAAAGTTTGGCGGACTACGCTTCTACTACCAAGGCGGCGACGACACTATTGCAGGCATGGTACGTATGGCAGAAGCCTGGGCAGATGCAAGTTGCGAAGAGTGTGGTGCTCCTGGTACACAGCGTAATGGCGGATGGATTAGAACATTGTGTGATCTGCATGAGAATGAACATCAAGAACGATTACGCAGTCAAGAAATGAAAATGTCAGGATTTGAAGAATGAGCGGCACGCCAGCAGACAAGAGTCCTGGTATAACAGGTTTCATTGAAATCTTTGAAGGTAGGCTAGCTAAAATGAAGCTACACCTTAAAGAAGAACTAGATAAGGCCAAAAGCGACAGAGATCGTAAAAGCATACGTAGGATTACTGCTGATGCTAGAAAGCTCAACCGGACACTAAAAGAAATGCGTAATGCTACAGCTAGGCATTGCCCACATTGCGGAGAGAAAATATGAAGCCACAAGCACCAGCAGAAGGTATTTTAAAAACTAACGACTTTGGAAATTCAAAATGGTATCACGTAGTATGCGGATGCGGACAACCAGATCATGCTTTAACTGTAGAAGTAGAAGCAGACGAAATGGGTGTTAGTGTGAACACATATGCTACAGTTAAAACTGACTACTGGACTGAAGCAGTTAAAAAGCGTTACGATATCAATAGTCCTTGGTTGCAAGAGTGGGATTGGTTTTGGAAAGATCTAGTAAACGGTGTTGTTACTAGGCTGCGCTTAACATGGGACGTTTGGACTAAAGGTTATGTTCGTGCAGAAACTACTGTTTTAATGAGTGAACAGCAGGCAATCAATTATGCACATACATTGACAAGTGCAGTCAAAGATGTTAAACTGTTTAGAGATGAAAGTTTAAAGGAAGTACAAAATGGCTCAACACGGTAATTATTGGAGTTGCTCAAAGTTTGCAGATTGGATTCGCGGCACCAAAAAGCTCGGCGCCGGCACAGCCGAAGAATGGGATGAGTGGACTACTCAAGCACAAATGAAACACAACTTTCGCTACTGGTTAGCCGAAGAAGCACTTGGACACATCCAAGACTTTGTCACATGGCCTGAAAGGAAATTAAATGACATTAGATATTATATTAATAATCGTTGGGTCAGTCGCAGCCATAGCCTTACTGCTCATGCTCGCGATATTAAGCCTGGGGATTGGTGCGATGTGGGCAATCGGTTTCTTCCTTGCCTTTTTAACGAGCTGGTGGATTTTGTTGAGATAGAGCAAGCCTGGCATCACTGCATATGGAGTGACGAAGCTAAAACTAAATTTGAAACTCCTTGGTGGCGCAAGGGATGGCTGCGTTGGAGAACTTGGCGTTGTCCAGAAGCTGGTATGGAATACTTAAAATGGGCATCAACTCTAACTAACGAAGAATGGTTAGACGAAGGTGAAAAGCACAAAGCAGAGCCTACATACCAAGCTACGGCTGCTAAAGAAATTATCGAACTTTACACCTGGTGGACTGTTACCTATCGCACTCGTCCAGACCCATACGAAGCAAGTGGCTGGAGTGCTCACTGTGATGCTATGCGTGTAAAGTACCCTGGTAGCATGTTCTCAAGTCTTAATTCAAAAGACCCAGAAGATCGCAAGGCCAGCGACAAAGCACACAAGTTACTTACTAAGATCGAAAAGGCTTATGAAAAGGAAGACGAAGCTATGATGATTCGTCTAATTAAAATCCGTCAATCACTTTGGACATGAATATGACATCAGTAACACAGCTTGGACAGATACTAGCACAAATTAAACCAGCGCAATACACCTGGTTAGATGATTTTGAAGTTAAGACTGAAGATCAAGAAAAGACGTTTGATGCACCATTCGATGTGTTAGCCTCTATTATTTCTGCTATTGACGCAGACGCACCACTTTGGGAAATTGGAGAAGCTTGGAAATCTCTTAAGTATTCGAAAGGATTCGATGGCCTAAAGGTAACTGCTCCTAACGATTTTCAAATTCAGCGAGCAAATCAGATTCGCAAGTATTACAGGAATAAACTTACTATTCTAGCATTGAAGTCGCAGAGTATGAGTAACTTTAGAGTAGATCTGCAAGAGCTGTTAAGCATGGATCCAACAAAATTAAAATTAAAGTTTTTGCCTATGATGATTCGCTTGCCTTCTTTTTATAAAGAAGATACTATAATAGATAATCTAAAGAAAACTACAGTAGTGCCCATGCATAATCGTGCTCGACCCGAAAAGGAATCTAGGACATTGACATTTGTAGATAAGATTCATCGCAAAACTAAAAATCAAGATCTAAATTGGTACTGGTTTGTAAATGAACAAAATGTACTGCATCGTTTGAGCGTAGACGGCAAAAACAAACTAAGTCATATTCTTGAAAAGTTTCTAGATAAACCTGTAACCATTGAGGCAAATTATCCTGTTCAGACTGTGCGAGGAACTGATCTTAGTTTCTTCAGTGTTGAAGGTGACTGGAAATTGTTATGAATCGAGATGTAAGAACTCTAGTAGATCTTGCTATGGAAGTTGAAATGGAAGATCCTATTGACTGGGGCATGTTAGCTATTAGTGAACATGATGCTTATGAACTTATGGCTTCCCATGTACTTGAGATGAATAATGATAACTTGACAAACAAGGCTATTATTGTTAAACTACTAGTAGAGAATTTTGTACTAAATCTCAAACTAATGGAATTAAGATAATGACAGTTAAAAAAACATACGCAGATACTGTTGATCTGCACTGCACGGATAAAAATGAAATAGTGCCAGCTGAAATCCTAGAATTTCGCCCAGGCATGCTTATTAGTGTAAGTATACAAAGAAAAATTAAAATGATACTTAAATTTAATCATCGAGGCAATAACTATGTTGGCTCGATGGCAGGTCTTGAGTTTACTACTGCTGGCCCAAAAGAAACTATTACTTACGAAGGAAGAAGATAATGCCACTAATCCCAATGGTTGTTGAACAAGAGACTCGCGGCGAGCGTTCATATGATATTTACAGCCGCTTGCTCAAAGATCGAATTGTTATGCTCAACGGCCCTGTAGAAGATAATATGGCTAATGTAATTGTAGCACAGTTATTATTTTTAGAAGCAGAGAATCCAGACAAAGACATTAACCTATATATTAATTCGCCTGGCGGTGCAGTTACCGCAGGACTAGCTATCTACGACACAATGCAGTACATCAAATGTGATATTCGTACTATTGTCATGGGTCAGGCATGTTCAATGGGCTCGTTCCTAGCACAAGCAGGCACGGCAGGTAAGCGAGTAGTACTGCCTGAAAGCCGTACTATGATACATCGAGTTAGTTCAGGTACTCCTGGAACACGTGGTTCAGTTCATGTACAAGAACTTCAATTTGAAGATGCTATTCGTTCAATGGAAGAAAGTAAAAAACTCAACAAGCGATTAACCGAGCTGTATGTCAAACACAACACCAAAGGCAAACAATACGATGAGCTTTTTGAAACAATGAAATTTGATACTTTCTTAAATGCACAAGAAGCGGTTGATTACGGTTTAGCAGATAAAGTTGTAGAGAAACGATAATGAGTGACGGAGGAAAAGGCAGTGCAAGAAGAAAAGGCGCAGATGATGCAAAATACAGCAGTGGATGGGACCGAATCTACGGTACAAGATACAATGGCGGCACTAAAAGGGATCCCAACAGAGGAAGCCCTGACCCAGATGCTCAAAGAACAGATCCTAAGAGTGACGTTCCTCAAACTAGACGGTGATCAAAGAATTATGACCTGTACAAAAAGTTTGAATTATATTCCAGAAAAGTCACGTCCATCCAACAGTTCAAAGCCAAGCAAGCCTGGCACAATCAATGTTTGGGACATAGACGCTGACAACTGGCGTAGTTTTCGATATGATCGAGTTCAAGCAGTTGAACTTAACATTTCAAACATACAAGAGGTTGGTTGACAAATCTCCGTTTTGAGCCTATTATAAGGTAGTTTTTTAGAACTGGGATAAATAAAATATATGAAAAAGGAAATGCTTTCAATGCTATTCGTAACACTATCCCCCGTAGCGTCAACAACACTTGGATCAGAGAATCCAGGCAGTGACGCCACCATGACTAGGGTTATGAAGTTGTAAGTAAGCACTAACAAACTTTAAAAACCCTGGACTAAACACCCAGGGTTTTTTGTTGCGTAAAAACAACAAAAAAACAGTTGACAGGCAAGCAATAAGGCAATACAATAGACACTTACTTAAACAACAAAGCGGCTGCAGAGTTGTTCAAGTAAAAAGATTTTAAAAAGTAGTTGACACAGAACTTTTTCGGTGTTATACTACGTAAACTGTAACAAGTTTACAAACGTTCTTTAAAAAGTTGAATACGGAAACAGATTAATCTGTTTTCATCTGTGTACAAAAGTGTACAGTTGAAAGCAGATTTATTCCTCAGTAGCACAGCGGTAGTTGCACTTGACTGTTAATCAAGGTGTCCGTGGTTCGATCCCACGCTGAGGAGCCAATTTAGGAGCGTGGGCCGGATGGTAAGGCAGCGGTTTGCTAAACCGTAGATCACGTAAAAAGGGTCACAGGGTTCGACTCCCTGACGCTCCGCCAAATTAAATGCACGATTCGTCTATCGGTTAGGACGCTGCCCTTTCAAGGCGGAAAGACGAGTTCGATTCTCGTATCGTGTACCAAGTTTTTTAGTAAGTTGTTTAAGGTTACCTAGTCCGCTAGGGGTGAACGAAAAGGTGATTGCGTAGCAGAAATGCTCGGCCTTGATACCCATGAAGCAGGAGGGTTCTAGAGTATGACGAGACACCATCGAGTCAAAGGGCAAGAACTATTCCAAACTCCAGGAAGGCGGCGGAACTACTAGGCCTGTAATGAGGTCTTGACGCAAGTTGGTGATGCGTGTCAAGAACTTCCTCAAACAATTTATTAAAGATTTTGCACCGTTAGCTCAGTTGGTTAGATCGCTTGCCTGTCACGCAAGAGGCCAGGGGTTCGAGTCCCCTACGGTGCGCCATATTAGTTGACTTTGATTGTAAAGAGTGTACAATTAAAATATAGAAAGTTTTTGCCCTTATAGTTAAATGGTATAACGACGGTTTTGTAATCCGTAGTTTGCAGTTCGATTCTGTGTAGGGGCACCAAAGTGTTAGTTTTTGCCCCGGTGGTGTAATGGTAGCCACGCTGGTCTTAGAAGCCAGTGCCGCAAGGCGTGTCGGTTCGAGTCCGACCTGGGGCACCAATGTTAGTAAGCGGGATTAGTTTAATGGTAAAACAGCAGATTTCCAATCTTCGGTCATCAGTTCGATTCTGATATCCCGCTCCAATTTTAAAAGGTAGATATGAAAGCAAAAACTTTAAGTCGTGGTCCAACTATTGATACTAATAAATGTGTTGAAAATGTTGGTGGTAGATTTGATCTAGTATTAATTGCTTCAGTTAGAGCTAGAGAAATAGCAAGGAAACACAGGAACGACGAAATGTCTACCCAAGTTAATGCGCCAGTTTCTGCACTGCTTGAAATTCAAGAAGGCAAAATTGGTAGAGAGTATCTAAGAAAAGTATAATCGGAGTGTGGCGCAGTCTGGCTAGCGCACCTGGTTTGGGACCAGGGGGTCCAAGGTTCGAATCCTTGTACTCCGACCATTTTTTGGGCTGTTAGTGATAATGGGAGCACGGGGCCTTTGCAAGGCTTAGGTCGGGGTTCGATCCCCCGACGGTCCACCAAATATGCGGGTATGATGTAATGGTAACCTGAAACCTTGCCAAGGTTTATTCGCGAGTTCGATTCTCGCTACCCGCTCCAAATGTTTTAGAAATATTTTTAAAAAGATGTTGACAAGACAGTAAAAATTTGCTAAAATAGACACATGTTAAGAATTTAAGGGTGGTTTATCATCCTGTAGGCGGCTTGCCGTTTACAAAGAATAAGTGTGGCGACACACCCAAAGCTAGAATGCCTACATACTAGCGCCAGCAATGGTTCACGTAAACAAGCCTGCTCACTACCGCGAGGTAGCGTTCACTCATAAGACCGGTGGATGTAACAGCAAAGCTGATGTATGGGAAAGAACATTGTTCGACGTGCCGCAAGGAACACGGGGCAGTGAAAAGTAACAGGTGGTGCTGACTTCCATATAAAACCAATCAGTTAGTTGGTATGAGAAAGGGTAGTGTACTTGTTCGAGGGGTCGCACCTAAGAGCTCGTATACAATGTAAATGGTTAGTGGGCTGTAGTAATACAGTACACCGATCGTGAAACATCACTGAGTAGCTCGCGAGGCAAAAGGTATGTGGTGAGTTGTATTTTGTATTCCAAAAGAGTATGAAGCAACTGAGGCAGCTCATCGCGGTAGGTTAATGTAGATCAATGGTAGATCATCTTCCTGTTAAGAAGAATGCTGTCGGTTCAAATCCGATCATTTAAACAAAAATGCAAAGACTGCCTCGGTCGTATGTGAAAAGTATCTAATACTTGAGTGGTAACACAATCAAGTCTAATGAAGCTCGCAAGGTAACATTAGTTTATACTGGAAGTTTCGTAGGGTGTTAGCGCACTCGAATAGCTCGCAAGGTTAACGGAATAGATGGTGTAGAATAGCATATGGCGTCAAGTCTACTGCCTGACTTAAAACGGCGATACTGTAAGCAGACTAGGTTACATAGTGATATGGACTTAGTGGATGTCTAGAGAACGTATACTCGCAAGGTGTACGGTAATGCTAGAGGTGCTTATGGTTAAGATGTAATCTCAGTCTTAACACTATTCTAAAACACATTACCACAAACAGCAATTAGAGCTGGTTGTATAACAATGTCGTAGTGTGTTTCAGAATAGCAGAAATGTTATGCACATGACAATTCGTTGTCAGCAAGAGAATGTCACGCTATAAAGGTTTCTTCGAAGGACTGATATAGTAGAAGGGGACGGGTTCAACTCCCGGCTGATCGGAAGATCGGCGCAGATTGGTTGCTAACTGGACTAGTATCCCAAGTGACGTACCGAGTCCCGCTCGAGCTTGTTAATTCGGGTGAATGGTGCTTATAACGATGGAAGTACTAATGAGTTGTCAGCTGTATAATATTTTGAAGCGGAGTAGAGGAGTCCAGTCGTCCTCGCTAGTCTCATAAGCTAGAGATCGCAGGTGCGAATCCTGCCTCCGCAACCAGTTTTATTTTCAAAGGAAGCGTGGCAGAGCCCGGCTTATTGCGTTAGTCTTGAAAACTAAAGACTCGAAAGGGTCCGTGAGTTCGAATCTCACCGCTTCCGCCAGACATTAAAAAATACTTGACAAGTAGACACAAATCATATACAATTAACACATAGAGAAAAGGACACAAACATGGAACTTACACTTCGTAAAGCAAGCGCACTTCAGAACAGCATCAACGATACTGTTAAAAGTATCACGTTGACACAAACAATTCGCATCAACGAGTTCCAAGAGGCTGAAGCTGAAATATCTAAGGCTGCTCAGGAATTTAACAGCAATGTGTTTCGTCGTGTAGCACTGACAGATGTGCTGTACGAAATTCGCAAGGCAGTGAGCCGTGCAAATGCACAAGCAGGTGTCAATGAAAAGTTGGCAGACTTGGCTCAGCTTGAGAAAGATATCCAATTCTTTTCAGGTCTAACAGCTCATGACGTTCGTGAGTCTGCTCAAGTCATTGAGGGCAAGTTGAATAAAATTCGGAACCGCAAAGAAGACACTCGTGCAAGTTTGTACGGCCACAGTGATGAAGTTAGTACTTCTGTATTGACTCGCAAAGATGTAGATACATTCCGTGCAAAAGTAGCAGAAGCCAAAAAGGCCAAGCAGAAATTGCAGGACGAGCTCTTAGAGCTTAATGTTCGTACAACTATTGCCCTAAGTGGTAAGGCTGTGGACATTCTTAAGCACGAAGAATTGATCTAAGGAAAACCCGGGCTCCCTTGCCCGTTATACACAGGGGGTGGGGCAGTCACCATAAAGAGTGCTAGGCGTGTAGTGCATTGGCCTTCCGATCCCGTGTAGGGAATCCGGGGACGCATTAGGTGAGGTTTAGCACCTTTCCAAAAGAATAAATGTTATGGACAGAGTAACCGCTCAGTCTAGGGCTCATGTGGTGTGAGTAGCTAGACACTTTATAAATGCTCTTTGAAGTTTAACTACACTTGAGAACACCAGTAGGTACTAAGTCGACTAACTGCTGAACGTGCAAGGAAGATACGGAGTTAAACAGTTTGGTTCGATTCCAACAGAGAGCACCTATAAGGTTTTGGTAGTATGCTGGTAACAGTAAACTACCCGGAAGAAGGCGAGAGATGAGGATGAACACCGTTATCGCTTCATGCGATGACTCCAATACTGGCAATCAGTCTTGAAAACTGATCGTGTTTGTATGCCCCGAATCTATCGAACTTGTGATTTGCTGTTCGGAAATACGCAAGCCACTGTGCTTTGCATATTGTAATTTGCTTAGGGCCTAGAGTAACCTCAGCCCGTTTGCACCTTGCACAGTTCATTACTTACTTGCTAACTTTCGTTTTTTTATAAGTAATCTTACAAAGGAGACAAACTTATGTATGCAACAGGTGTTTTTCGTTCTGCATCGCAGATTAATAGTGCAATGGGCCGTGTTTACGGACATATGGCACTGGCAGTTATCACATCAATGATTGTAAGTTATCTTGTAGGATCAAATACAACGCTGATGGAATTTTTCTTTACAGGCGCAATGAAATGGCTTGTAATCTTTGCGCCGCTTGTAGCCATTCTTGGCGTTAGCTTTGCAATGGACAAAATGAGTAAGAGTGCGTTACAGCTATTTTTACATGGATTTGCCGCATTAATGGGTCTAAGTTTTGCTACAATCTTTGTAGTATATAACATGGGAAGCATTGTAAGCGCATTCATGGGAGCTGCCGTTCTATTTGCTACAATGAGTGGCTATGGCTACTTCACTAAACGTAATTTGGACGGAGTTGGCCAATTTATGTTCATTGGGTTGATTGCGATTGTTATTGCAAGTATAATCAATATTTTTATTGGTAGTACAGTTTTTCAAATGGTCATTAGTGCTATCGGAATTATTGTGTTCTTAGGCTTAACAGCATACGACACACAAAAGATTCGTGAGATGGTTAGTTACGACAATGATGGTAAGGCAGAAATTGCAGGCGCTCTTAGCTTGTACTTAGACTTTATCAACTTGTTCTTAATGTTACTACAACTATTTGGTGGTCGTAAGGACTAAAGAATTTGCCTGGTTAGCTCAGGGGTAGAGCAACGCCTTTACACGGCGAAGGTCCGCGGTTCGAAACCGTGACCAGGTACCAGAAATGTTTCCGTATTCAAGAGTGTGGCAAAAATACAACAATATTTTTGTCACTTTTTAAAGAAAATCTCTTGACAGAGATAAATAAATACAGTATACTATACACATAGTAAGAAATTAACTAACAGAAAGAAAGATGATCAAAATGTTTAAGCAAATTAGAAAACATCAGATGTTTTGCATTCGCTGGTATCGACTACCAGGCGAGGGCCTTTCTGTAGGAGCAAGTTACGCATAACCAGTAACAGCTCAAAAAACAAAAAGACCCTCGGAATGTAAAATACTCCGGGGGTTTTTCTTTTAGTGCTATAGGAAACGAGATCCTGCTATCACTTTAAACTAGCAAATGGGCGGCCTAGGGGATGAAGTCTGTGGCGACAACACAGATGTTAAAATCCTAGAGTAGTTAAGAACACTATAGGGACGACTGGACTCATAGCCCAGAACTTTGTAAAAGGCGTTATTAGTGTTCTTAACTACACACTCTTCATTCGCCCTGCGACGGCGTCTAAAAGCATAGCGGAGAGTGTCACTAAGTTTGGAGATGTAGGAAAATTGGTAACCCCAGTGGACTGTAAATCCGCCGCCCTTCGGGCACTACTGGTTCGACTCCAGTCATCTCCACCAAACATAGCCGCGTAGCTCAGAGGAAGAGCACTCGCTTGATAAGCGATAGGTCGACATTTCGAAACTGTCCGTGGCTACCAAATTAATGTATCTCTAATGTAATGGCAGCATCACAGTCTCCAAAACTGTTCGTCGGGGTTCGAGTCCCTGGAGGTACGCCAAGTATAACTCGCTTTAGTATAATGGATAATACAGTAGGCTTCTACCCTACGAATATGGGTTCGATTCCTGTAGGCGAGGCCAGTAATACGCACAGGTGGCAGAGAGGCCCAATGCAGTGGATTGCAAATCCGCAAAACCGTGAGTTCGAATCTCACCCTGTGCTCCAGTTACTGCAACAATCCGCTCGGGCTTCGTAGCGGAATGTAGTATTGAAGCCTATAAGTCCTGTGGAAGCAGGGGTCTAGATCCGTGTCCAAAGCGGTGTGGCTAACGAAGTGCCAAATTTATTGGGGTATAGTGTAATGGTAGCACCACAGACTTTGACTCTGTTAGTCTAGGTTCGAACCCTAGTACCCCTGCCATAGTGATGTAGCATAGCGGCTAATGTACCTCCTTCATACGGAGTTTATCGTCGGTTCGAGTCCGACCATCACTACCAACTTTAAAGGAGAAATATATGCCAACGATTAGATATCTTGATACTAGTATGTACGGATCGTATTTTGTCGACTGCGAAATATTAGAAAAAATAGACGAAGACACATTTAAGATTAAATTCTATGATGACAATATAGATGAATATGAAATAAAGGTAGTTGAGCGTGATCGTCTTGAGTTTCCTAAGTTTAGTGATTACGCATCTTATTAAGGAGAAAACAAAATGGGGCGATCGTAGTTTTACTTATGATAGTAGCTTTAATTTACTTTATTGACAAAAATTTAAAATAGGAGAATGACATGAAACGTTCAAGTAAACGTTAGTGTCAACCTTGACCCCGTATTGGTCCTGGTTGGCACATTAAATCAATTTAATTACGACCAACCACTTGTAGCGTTAACGGTAGCGCACTTGACTCTTAATCAGGTGAAATGGTTATCACAGCAGACTTTTAATCTGCCAGTTCCGGGTTCGAGTCCCGGTGCTCCTACCATAGATAAACACACTTTCAATCTGAATTGACAGATACAAACAACCAAGGGGAGCCTCTGGGTTCATCCAGTTTCATCCTGAATTGACAGGAACAAGGTTGTAAGGGGAGCCGAGTGTGTTTTTCTATGGTAATACGGCCCTTGGTGAAATGGATATCATTTCGGTCTTCGAAACCGACGGTGGGAGTTCGATCCTCTCAGGGCCGGCCAAATATATACCCCTGTCGTTCAATGGATAGGATACCATGCTACGAACGTGGGGACGGTGGTTCGATTCCATCCAGGGGTGCCAATCAATGGTGTTGTTAGTGTAGTGGTAACACGACTGTCTGTGAAACAGTAGACCAGGGTTCGATTCCCGACTTCACCCCAAATTTGTAGTAACCAGCTAGGTGCTGTGTAAAAGGTGTTGCGGATAGTAGAGGTCTCATAGAGATAAGCTCGCTGTCGTTAAAGATCGTGACGCAAACTAATTGAGTTTTGTCTCAACCTACTACATTTTATTTTTGCCGCTTTAGCTGATGTGGTCATAGCAACGGATTGAAAATCCGAGGAACCCTGTTCGATCCGGGGAGGCGGCACCATTAACTGTGTATGATTTTATATTATGGAGCGACCGGGGGATTCGAACCTCCGCTTCTTGGGTTACAGTCCCAAGTGTAGTGACCACTCTACTACGAGTCGCATATTGATTTAAGGTATTGTGCTACTAGTTGCCAACAGTTCTTTTATTTTGTCAAAAATTATCTTATTTCCTTCTGCGTTCATTGCATTAGCAGATTGTTGATAACCAATGTTATATTGGCTGTTATCTTTATATAGCTCGCGCATAGAAAGATCTACAGGTCCAGACGTAATAGTATACCAAGAAGGGTACCATTGATCTTTACTAAAAAAATGTACACAGGGTATTTTTTTATTATGCAAGTACGAATCAATTTGCATTAATGCCCCATAGTATCTGTTTAATTGTAAATCTGGATGATACATATATTTTCTAGTTAGTTCAAAAGCAGTCCAAAGTTCTTGGTAAAACTTTTCATCGTCTGATGCTATTCGAACCTGATCTAATAGTGCTTGTTTAATTTCACTACTATCCCCATCTTGCCATTTTATAAATGCATCAGTATAGTTTTCAAAATGAATGTTATAATATTCTAATAATTGTAAACATGCTCCGTTAGGGACGTTTTCAAAAAAATCAATATAAAAATCATGTTCTTTAAAGTCAGTTCCCCACATTGATTCTACCCAATTTCGAGCAGTGTATTTTCTATCAAATGTAGTTTTGTCTATGTTCGAAACATCTTTGTTCCAGCTAGGCATAAAGATATGATACGGTGCGGCATGGAATATAATTGCTGTATCTAGTTTTTTAGTTTTCTTTAAATTGAATAATATTCTTTCCTCACTGCAATGTGGGATTCCAGAATGGACAATATTAGCATCAAACTCTTTTTTTAATAAACTTACAAAATTCCATTCTTGGTTAGGATCATATCTAGAAATACTATCTCCATACACACCTATGTTCATTCTGAACTCCTAAAAAAGTATTTAGTAGTAGTTTTTTTTTAAAAATTATATGTGGATCGGTAGAAGATTAATTTTACCACACCAGTTGACAACATTACAACTTGACTATATAATAGCAATATGTATAACGTAATAGGAAAAGAAGAAACACTCAAAGTTCTTACACTTGCTGAAGCAATGAATGTTGCAAAGCATATGAATGAATATGTAACTATCGTTGGAAAAGATTTTGAAATCGTTGGCATATTTGGTGCTGACACAGTGAGCAATGGTAAACTACCAAGTGGTCACGATTACACTTGGAACAAGGCTAGCCGAATTGGTCGTGTGAAAAAAGAACGTTCATCATGATAAAAGAACTATTCGAAGGCCTTGATGAAAAAACAAAAACCTGCGGAATGTGCTTATTGAATCTTCCTTTAGGAATGTTTGGTACAGATGGTGGTGCAAAGTATCTTAGATATGAATGTAAACCATGTGCAAAGAAACAATCTGCTTTATTGAAGAAGATAAAATCGACTGCACCTATTAGACCTAAAGATTATACATGCCCTATTTGTAACAGAAACGAAGAAGAAGCAAAGGGACACAATCCTAATAAAAAAGGAGTTTGGTGTGCAGACCACGATCATGCTACTGGAAAATTTAGAGGTTGGCTTTGTCATAAATGTAATTTAGGGTTAGGTAATATGAATGATGATATTAGTAGACTAGAATCTGCTATAAAATACTTAAAGGAGCGAGTATAATGCCTTGGATTGAAAATGTAGCAGCCGCTGATATTCCAACAGGATTCCATCACGACGCCGGCGCTAACAGTATGCTGATCAGTATTGTGGATCCTGCCAGCTGGCGTCCTGAAGCTAAACACCAATTCAAAGAGCGTCATAACTTTGAATTTTTAGATGTAGAAGAAAAAGACGAAGTGTTAGAGGAAGCAATGAAGTGTAGTCACGAGCAGGCCGCAGAGCTTGTTCGACTGCTACAACACGCATTAGAGAACCGTATGAATGTTGTTGTGCATTGTTATGCAGGCGTATGTCGTAGTGGTGCTGTGTGCGAAGTCGGAGTCATGATGGGCTTCAATGACACAGAACGTTTCCGTAGTCCAAACTTGCTAGTCAAGCATCGTATGATGAAGGCTTTGGGTTGGACATATGATGCTGACGAAAAACCAAACATTGATGATTGGCGTACATTTAGGAGTATTGATTAATGTATCTATGTAGAGAAGAAGTTCAAAAGATTCTGGACACTATAGACAAGTTTCCGGAGGCTACTAGTTTTGAGTTAATTCAAGACAACCACAGTGGCATTGGTAGTGTTACTGCGCTTATTGTGCATACCACAATTAACGGACTCCCTGGTGAGTTTAAAACTGAAATATCTGGCGTGGAGAATTGGTAATGTATAAAACTATGTACAAAGAAGTTGAAGTTGATGTTGATCTCAGCGACTTCGACACAGACGACTTAATTGAAGAATTGGAAAGCCGCGGCGCAGGTGTAACCGACTACGGTGATGGCAAAGATATTCTTAATGCTATCTACGAAAAACGTAGACTGGGCAAAGACTATCAACAAGATTTAGATCAATTGATTTGGTTGGGTTTAGGGAAGATTCTATGAGTGGAGGATTGTAATGTCTGTGTGTTATCAACTAGTTGGAGTTCCTGGTGCAGGTAAATCTACTTGGCTAGACAATCAAGACTGGATCAAAGGATTTGTTTCATTTGGTCAAACTGGAATTAATTACTGGACTCCAAAAAGTGACTACGTAATAGTTTCTACAGATTACTTTGTAGAACGATTTGCTCGTCGAATGGGTTCAACCTATTCGGAAGTTTTTGATAAGGTAATGCCTAGAGCTATTCGTTTAATGATGCGTCGAGTTCGAAAAGCGCAGTCTGAAGGTCGCCGCATTATTTGGGATCAAACATCTACAACTTTGGCAAGTCGTAAACGTAAGTTTAATGCCTTGCCAGACTATGAGCATGTTGCTGTAGTGTTTAAGACTCCGGACTGGACAGAATTAGAACGTAGACTAAGCAATCGTCCTAACAAGATCGTTCCATTAGAAGTTGTTAAAAGTATGATTGATAACTTTGAAATGCCGACTGAAGCAGAAGGATTTAAAGAAATCTGGTACGCTGATTAACTGTGGCTTTTTTTTACAACATGCCCTGTCAGTCTATTTGGTTGACAGGGCTTTGTCTTGACTATATAATATATGCATTACTAAAGATAAGAGAGAAAAAAATGACAACTTGGTTGACTAGTGACCTGCATTTTGGACACGCAAACATTATGAACTTTTGTTCACAAGCAAGAGCAAGATTTCATAATGATGTAACGTACATGAACGAAAAAATGATAGAAGAATGGAATGAAACTATTGCTCAAGATGACACCGTTTACATTCTAGGAGATGTTGCATTTCTTCCAGCTGACAAAGCTGTAAAGATTTTGCAACGATTGAATGGCAGAAAAATTTTGATTGAAGGAAATCACGATCGTAAACTGTTAAATGATCCAGTGTTTCGTAGATGTTTTGTAGAAATACATCCGTATTTGTGCATTAACTACGAAAAGACTCGTGTAGTAATGTTTCACTATCCTATTGCAGAATGGGATCAAATGCATAGAGGTGCTGTTCACTTTCATGGTCACTTACACGGTGGCAAGAGTGGATTAGAAGAATATCGTGCAAGAGACATGGGTATGGATGCAACAGGAATGATTGCGGTTACTATGGAGCGAGCCATTGCTGATGCAATGACTGGCAAGGTTAAAGGACACCACACCACTGTTATGTAAGGAGTGATTATGACAATCGTAGAAAGAGCTAGGGTATTTGCAACAGCGGCACATTCAGCTGTAGCTCAACTTCGTAAGTACACAGGTGAACCATACATCGTTCACCCTGCTGAAGTTGTTCGCATTGTTAGTACAGTGACTCACACTGACGCAATGTTAGCGGCGGCTTGGTTACATGATGTTGTAGAAGACACTGGTGTTACTAACGAAGTGATCCGTGCTGAATTCGGAGACGAAGTTGCAGAGTTAGTGGGATGGTTAACTGATGTTAGTCGTCCTGAACAAGGCAATCGAGCTGTGCGCAAGGCTATTGACAGGGCACACTCTGCTATGGCACCGGCAGCGGCGCAAACAGTAAAGTTAGCTGACTTAATCTCTAACACTCGTAGTATTATGGCACACGATGAAAAGTTTGCTAGAACATACTTAGAAGAAAAGAGATTGTTGTTAGAAGTAATGACTAAGGGCGATCCTGTGTTATTAGCTGAAGCTAGAAAGAATATCAGCAAATGACATATCGTCAGTACTATTGGCGAGAGATGATGAGAGCTCTCAAGGCTTTCATCATCTACTCACGGGGATTCATTTTAGGTAAACGTATATGAAAATTAAATTTGATAAAGAAACTATGCCCGACGAATTGTATAATGCACTACTACAGCATTTTGTAAATGAAGCAGTTGGACTAGGAGTAGAAGTAACCAAGCATACTCGATTTGAAGATTGGGTAGTTGAGTGCAACATCAAGGTACCATTACAATGAAGGACGAAAGTCATTTACCAGTAGCAGAACAGAGTCTAGTTTTTCGTTTGCGTAAGCGAGCAGAAATACGTAGGCAAATTAAAGATCGTAAATCAGTGCAAGAAGGTGCCAATGATCGCATTGCGGATCTCTTAGAGGAAGCCGCTAACGAAATTGAAAGACTGCAAAATGAGTGAACTATATCAATATATATTTAGCGACTATGCAGGTACTGGAGAAGGGCGCACCATGTGCGTTCTAATCACACGAGCATATCCAAAAAAAGATGACTACGAAGTACAACCAGATTTTGTTACAGACGAAACAGGTAAAATGGTGTATGTTCCAGGCAAACTAAAGCATAGTCAAAAATTTATTGCGGCTAGAGAATTCAAAGAACGATTTGGAGACTTCTATATTCATTTCGCAGAGAATTTGAGCAAGGAAGACTTCTTAACCAGATCTGGTAGACTTTTACCTGAAATGGTGTTAAAATTAGTTAACAGTGAGGATCAGCCTGGCAATCTTTACTTTGCACAAGAATTCCATTTTAACTTTAGCTGAGGACATATGCGTACACAACCCGAATACATTATTGGTGCTTTAGAAGATCACCCTAGCCGTCTTAATAAAGAAGGTATCCTCGAGTCGGCTATGGAAGAAGGACTAGACGAGTTCTTTGAAGGTGTACGTATGGCCTTGGATCCTCTTGTAACATTTGGCGTTAAGCAAGTACCAGAAGCTACTGTAGACGGGCAAGGACTTACTTGGGCTAATTTTAAAACACTTGCAGATCAACTTAATCGTAGAGAACTAACCGGTCATGCGGCACGTGATGCTATTAAACTATGCATGGACACAGCTACAGCATCACAGTGGAATCGATTCTATCGACGCATCCTTATTAAGGATTTGCGTTGCGGTGTTTCGGAAAAGACTGTAAACAAGGTTGCTAAAAAATTCCCGCAGTACACAATTCCAATCTTTGAATGTCAGCTTGCGCATGACTCAGCTAATCACGAAAAGAAGATGACTGGCAAGAAACAGATTGAAGTTAAACTAGACGGTGTTCGAGTCATTGCTGTAGTTCGTGTTGACGGCAGAGTCGAACTGTTTAGCCGCAATGGTAAAGAGTTTCATAACTTTGGACACATCGCAGACGAAATTTCTAAAGTAGTAAAATTTAATCCGCCAGCTTATGACCTAGTGCTAGACGGCGAAGTAATGAGCGCCAGCTTTCAGGACCTAATGAAGCAGGTTCACCGTAAGGACAATGTTGCCGCAAGCGATGCAGTACTGCATCTGTTTGACATGTGTCCATTAGAGGATTTCCAAAAAGGTGTATGGGAAAAGCCACAGAGTGTCCGCAGTCAAATGGTTCAGGCTTGGGTTTCAAAACATGTGGCTTTTCTGCCACACGTCCAATGCTTAGACTGGGAAACTGTGGACTTAGACACCCCCGACGGACAAAAACGCTTTGTAGACCTGAATAAACGTGCTGTAGACGGTGGTTATGAGGGTGTTATGATCAAGGATGTTGATGCACCCTACGAGTGCAAGCGGAGCCACAGTTGGCTCAAAGCTAAACCATTTATAGAAGTAACATTAAGTATTACAGCCGTAGAAGAAGGAACCGGAAAAAATGAAGGAAGACTTGGGGCTTTTGTATGCAGTGGCGCGGATGATGGGCGTGATATTAGGGTCAATGTTGGCAGTGGCTTTACGGATGATCAAAGATCCAGTTTTTGGACTAGTCGTAATGATCTTCTTAGTGCTTTGGTGGAAGTCCGTGCAGACGCCGTAACACAAAATCAAGACGGTACATATAGCCTTCGCTTTCCTAGGTTCAAAACTTTTAGAGGATTTGAAAAGGATGAAAAGTTATGATAAAAATTGGCAGCAGATGGAAGACAGTTGACAACACATTTATAGTTATTGACGTAATAGAAAAAGAAGGAGACCCATGGGTCTATTATAAAAACATTAAAACACTACAAGAATATAACTGTCGCCAAGAAGCATTCGTAGGACGCTTCGGCGAAATAGTAAATGAAAATTAATACAACACACAGTCAATTAAAAACAATTAAACAAGGTGAGCCGGGCTTTATGCTCACTGACGGACTTGTAGTCGCACCAAGAGCAGGTTTTGAAATAAGTCAAAATTGTCCAGCTGAATATAAAAGTATTTTTATTACAGCAATTAATGCTGGCTGGATTAAACCCATAGCTAATGTCTATGCTCGAGATTTGACTTTCCAAGCATTAAAAGAATCGACGTGACTTGGTTAGGACAACCTACTTATCATATAGTTGGCAATAACATAGAAGAACGGCGTAAAGTTCTTCTATACCAGTTTAGCATGGGCGATGTAGAAGACCCACAGCTATATGCCGCGTTTCCAATAAGTGAATGGCAAAAAACTGAAATTGGTCAGTGGTGTATGAAAAATGCCACAGACATAGAGTGGCACACAAACATAGATCACCATTCATTGGGCTATAATGTAGTAATAACAGGTGTTCTCTCGGGCAAACATTTAACCTACTTTTTACTCAAAAAAGGTTGACTTCTTTTGGATAAGCATATATACTAACGACTTACACAACTGTTAGGAGTAAAGCATGGCAACCAAAGTCGGAATCAAAGTACCAAAAAAGAAAGCTCGGTTGGCGCCCACTGTACGCCAAGGATCCAAAATCAAAGGTCCTAGCTTTGAAGGTTGGGAAACTTGGCCAGGTGAACAGTATCACCGTGCTGTGCGTTCTGCTCGTGACTTTTATTACGACAATTACAAGCCTGCAGATTTGCTACCAGAAGTTCTAGCATGGATGAAAGAAAATGGTTACAAGGCTGACGAAATCAAAAGTGTAAAAGCCGCTGGTGTAAACATTACCGTTTGCATCTACTGCAAACTGCTTCGTAATGGTATGCCTGACTACAATAAAGTACACGACGAGTTTTGGCAAGGCCTTTCTGGAACTATGGGTCCAATTAAACCTGTTACTGATTATATTAAAACTGCCCTTGAACTAGCAATAGTTGGAGGCAAATCGATTGTGGTCCAAGAAGCCAAGGCTGAAAAAGTCAAAGCAAATACCTATACTCCTACTATTCAAGAACGTATTACAGAGCAAGCTCAAAAAGCTGCCGAAGATATCGATAATTGGCTTGAAGGATTTGTTGAAGATCGCAAAAACTTTAATCCAAAAGGTTTTGATTTTAAGGCTCACTTTAGTAAAATGGGCGTGACACAAGCACACGCTCGCAAATTGGTTGGCTTTTATCAAAAGGAATTGGAAGAGTTTCGTTCGCTCCAAAACTTACCCACAGCGGCACAACTCAAAAAAATGGATGCTAGAGAAGCAGATCATGTAGAGCAACTAAAAGAAGCCTACAGTCACCTTGCTAAGAAGGATGTCTCTAACTACATTGCGGCTCTAGAAACGCTTGTAGACGCTTGTACGCTTATCGTAGACACCAGCAAAGCTACACGCAAACCTCGTACAGCAAAGCCTAAGTCGGCTGATAAATTGGTTGCTAAACTCAAATATATGAAAGTGGATCAAAAGTACAGTTTGGCATCCATTAACCCTACAGATATTGTGGGTGCAAATGAACTTTGGGTGTTCAATGTAAAGACTCGCAAGTTGGGCAAATATATTGCGTCTAGCATTGATCCAACTGGTATGGGCAGAAATGGGAGTGGACTTACAGTCAAAGGTACTACTGTTGAAGGATTTGATCCAGTAAAGAGTATCCAAAAAACTTTGCGTAAACCAGAAGAACAAATCAAAGCATTTAAAGCTGCCGGTAAGGTTGTATTGCGTAAGTTTTTAGAAGACATCAATACTACAGATACGATCATGAACGGACGTATTAATAGTGATACTATACTACTTAAAGTAGCATAAACCCGCTCATACATGTATCTTGATAAATACATGTATGAGCACAAACAATCCTAACATTCACGATATACTAAAGAGTCTCGGCGATGCTATCGACGGGATTTCTAAACGCGAAGTCCAAAAGACTAAAATTTTCGATAGAGAATTAAGCGGCGACAAAATTAACGGTGGTATGATTACCAACTTTGCAAGTGTCGGTATTAAAGATACTGCTACAAAGGCAATTTTACGAGTAGCAGATGACGGTATTCGAGTTGATGTAGTTCATACAAATGTTGTTGCTTGTCCGTTAACTGTTAAAGGAAACTTAACAGTTGAGGGCGAAATACATGCCCGTAAACTACACGTTGACGAAGTATCAGCGGACATAAGATATGAAAGAACAAGTCCGCTAGAATTTAAAGGCGAAGACGGTTCATTAGCATATGGTAAGGGACTTATTTGGACAGGTGGTAGTTACACTAAACAATTTGTTCTACAGCCAAAGCCGGATCGATTTTTTAGCTCAGAATCTATTGACCTGTTCAAAGACAAATACTACTCTATATCAGGTCTACCAGTGTTAACACAAACTGAGCTAGGCACTAGTGTTGTTAAAAGTAATCTAAAACAAATAGGTACATTAGACGAGCTTCGTGTTGCAGGCAACGTGGTAGTGGACGAATTTTTATTCTGGGATGCTGACACACAACGTTTAGGTTTAGGAACAGATGCACCTAACGGTGCTATTAGTATTATGAGTTGGGATCACGAATTTGTAATTGATCCTACTGAAGATAAGAAATTTAAAATAGGCACATGGACTACAACTGCACTAGAAATTATCACAGACGATTCTACTAGGATTGATATTGCACACAATGGTGTTGTAACTTTTTACGAAAAAGTTGTGTTAAAGCATAAGCTAGGTGTAGGTGTTAAGAACTTTGCTGAGGATGCTGATATCACTACAGCAGGTCCTGTGCGATTCCAAGATAAAAAGTTTGAAGTAGGTACAGAGATTCCTACAGCAGGTACTTACAAAAAAGGTGATATAGTATGGGACGCAAATCCTCAAGCTGGAGGGTATACTGGTTGGATCTGTATACGTGAAGGCACGCCAGGTGTGTGGAAACCATTTGGTCAAATTTCTGTTTAATCAAACAATTTTATGTGGGTCTTTGGCAACGGCGAAAGTCGTAAACATATTGATCTAGATCGTCTTAAAGGTTATAAGATAGGGTGTAACGCTATAATGCGTGACCATGAAGTAGACTATCTAGTATGTGTTGACAGACGTATGGTCAACGAAGCAATTAAAGATAATATAAACGAGACTACATTAGTTTATACTAGAAAAGACTGGTATGGCGATTATCGACATTTAAAAAATGTTAGAGAAGTTCCAGATATTCCATACGAGTCTGTGATACGAGCCGATGAGCCGTTTCAATGGGGCAGTGGCCCTTATGCTGTGTTACTTGCGGCAAAATTATCTAAAGAACGTTCTGTTAGTCTAGTAGGCTTTGATTTATACAGTGACAATAAACTTGTAAATAATTTATACAAAGACACACAGGGCTATGATGAAGCATCAAAGTCCGCAGTCGATCCACGCTATTGGATACACCAAATAGGCAAAGTTTTTGAACATTTTTCAAAAGTAAATTTTACAGTCTATCGTCCGCTTAATTGGGAGACTCCCAAAGCCTGGATTAAATCTAACGTTGAGGTTGACAAGATAAGTAACATATACTATAATACATAGTATACTATACAGTGGTCTTTTAATGACGTTCACCCCACTTTAAATACTCTGCATGTCATCAAACTTGCTACCTACAAAAAGGAGACTAGAGATGGCAAAATATCTTTCAACAAAAACTTATGGCAATGACAGAGGTCTGTCATGTTGCTTTAGACAATGGCGTAGTACACATTCACACTGTTCGTTACTACACGGATACTCAATTGGTATCAAATTAATCTTTGAATCAAAAACACTAGATGATCGCAACTGGGTTATGGACTTTGGTGGACTCAAAGCATTCAAAGAGTGGAGTGAATGGCAATTTGATCACACTACTGTTATGGCTTTAGATGATCCTCATCTCCCAAAGTTTAAGGAACTTGCTAAGTTGGGTAAACAAGCTGAAGGCGGTGTATTGGATTTGCGTCTAGTAGAAGCTGTTGGATGCGAAAAATTTGCTGAACTGGCATATCGCACAATGAATGAAATACTAGAAGCATACAAAGAAGGTCGTGCTTGGACTCATCCAGACGGAAGAGTATTTGAAGCACGGTATCCTGTTGGTGCTGGTGTTCGTCTACGTTCAGTTGAAGTGTTTGAACACGCTGGTAACTCTGCTACTTATGAGGGTTAAAATTGCCAAAGATTGACAAAGGTCAATATACTAAAGAAGAATGGCGTAAGATAAAAGAACAGAGGCATTTAGAAAAACAAAAGCCTCAAGAAATTATTACGCCTAATTTAGTTACCCATGAAGATAGTCTAAAAAATTATCTTCTTTGTTTAAAACACGGCACAAAATACGGTCCAGAATATGTAAACAAACTCTACAACATGGTTAAGAGAAACTGTAGTTTAGACTACGAGTTTGTTTGTTTAACAGATAACGCTAATGGACTAGATCCAAGAATAAAAACAATACCTTTGCCCGCCAACTTACAAGGATGGTGGTGTAAACCTTATATGTACAGTAAAGAGTTGCCTATTAATGGCACAATACTTTACATGGATTTAGATGTAGTAATAGCAAGTAATATAGATAAACTTTTTACCTACCAACCTAATCACTGGTGTACTATTAGAGATTTTACCAGAGCTATGCGCCCAAGTTGGAAAAAATATAATAGCAGTGTAGTTCGATTTAAAACTGGCCAGCTAGATTATGTCTGGACAGGATTCCGAGAAAATCAACACGATATTCAAAGAAGACTACATGGCGATCAAGATTGGTTATTTGAAGCTACACAAAAAAATCAAGCAATGCTGTATCCGGACAGTTGGATACTAAGTTGGAAATGGGAAGTTAGACGTACTAAAGAATTTGATTATGGCAGCACTAAAGGAAATCGAAAATTTAAACAGATAGAAGATGTAAAACCAAGGATTGAATGTTGTGTAACAGTATTTCACGGAGACCCAAATCCTCATAATTGTGAAGACCCTTGGGTGGTTGACAACTGGCGCTAAATCTAGTATAATAACTTATGAAAAAACGTATCGGCTTTGCTTGCAAATATATGTACCCTGATCGAACTCAAAAGAAAAAACTTTTGGAAGAAATTCAGAGACCACTAAATACTCGGTCAACTACTGTACAATGGTTGAACAGACAAACTAAGGCTGTAGCAGAACAGCGGCTTTGGGAAATTATGGAGCACAATATTGCTTCGTATAGGAGACTTATAGAATATGTTGGACGTTTGCCGCAAGATCTTAGAATGGTTAGACTGGGTAGCGATTGCCTTCCTGTGTACACTGAGCCGACTTGGGGGTACTATTGGAAGTTACCAGACGTTAGAGCATATTGTGAAAGAGAGTTTGCCTTGGTGGGCGAAACGGCTCGTAGGCTTGATGTGCGTGTGTCTATGCATCCTGGCCAGTTTACTGTGTTGGCATCTGAGTCAGATGACATTGTTAATCGATCAATAGAGGAGTTTGAATATCATGCAGATATGGCCCGTTGGATGGGGTTCGGCAAACAATTTCAGGACTTTAAAATCAATGTCCACATCGCGGGTCGCAGAGGTCCAGCCGGTATTATCAGCGCACTTGGGCGTCTCTCACCAGAGGCGCGAAACTGTATTACTATCGAAAACGACGAAATGTCTTGGGGAATCGACGCCTCTCTCGAACTATCAAAGCATCTCGCTTTGGTGCTAGACATACATCATCATTGGATTAATTCTGGAGAATATATTGAAGCTACTGACGACCGTTTTAAAAGGATTATTGATAGCTGGCGTGGTGTTCGGCCTGTTATACATTATAGTGTTTCACGGGAAGACTGCCTTATTGGCCATTCCAAACACCAGCGCCCCGATCTTTGGACGCTACTAGAAAACGGATACAAGAAAGCTAAACTTAGAGCACACAGCGATTACATGTGGAATGACGCTGTAAATGATTGGGCTCTTACATTCCGTGAATATGCAGATATTATGGTTGAATCTAAATGTAAGAATTTAGCAACATTGGACTTATATAACTATGCCAATACCAATGCAAGTATTAAGAATGAGTACGGATTCTTGGATGTTCAACAAGCGCAGGATAGGGCATCAGCAGAAACTGTGCTTATTGCCTAGGCGCTGTTATCTAAGTAATAAGTTTTTGTGGCTTAAACGCTGTGAAGTAATTACTAGTATGATAACTGGCCCTGGTGAATCTATTTTTGAAACGTATTGGTGTGACCCTAAAGAATTTCTACTCAACGAATTGAAACGGTAAATACAATATGAACTACTTAACCAAAATGTACGGTCGCACATCAAGCGTAGTACCTAAAACTTCAGACAAAAATCCTAACCGAGTTGCCGGCGGGCTTCGTGGTCAAGGTGTAGACACATTTACTATGCTAGGAGAAGATGGTATAGAAAAGCGTATTCCTACTCATGCTTATGTGCAGAGTCTGGAAGAGCAGATAAGAAAACAGCGAGCAGCCATCGATGTATTAGATCGAAAGCTAGCTCGCCAAGATAGTGCAATTCAAACTATAGAAAGTTTGTTGCGCTCGCGTAATTAAGCACTAGTTTTCGGCTTACGGCCACGTGTTGAAGCAGTCTTAGTGGCTGCTTTTTTAACGGTTGCCTTTGCTTTGGTTGCAGTCTTCTTAACGGCTGCTTTTGCTTTAGTCGCTACAACTTTTACATCAGCTACATCAACTTTACCGTCTTTGTTAGCATCTGCAACTTCTGCAACAGCTTCAACAGTCTTTTCAACTGCGGCTTTCGCATCAGCTAAATCAACTTTTCCGTCTTGATTGACATCAATACCAGTTTTACGATTTGCGTACCAAATCGCTGTACCAGCTACTACAACTATAATTGCAATTATAATTTCCATGTTAAAATACCTCCTTAAGGTCTTTTATTTAACTAAATACAAATAACTGGAGATTAAATTATGGCAGGACTATACAGCGGAAGTTTAAAATTGGATCGTGTAACAGGAATTAGACACGACAAAGGTCAATACATGACTTACGTTCCTGTTAAGAAAGATACTACTAAACTTCAAGAATCACCTAAAGGTATGAAAATAACCCCTAACGTCACTAGTGACGGACTTAAAAAATCATAACTTACTAATATCTAAACTAGAGCTAGCAGGTAAATCCCATACCTGCTTTTTTTGTACTCCGCGTTTCTGAGCAAATCTTTTAGCATCACATTTTGAGCAAACATGGAAATAGTTGTTGCTCAACCTCTTTGGATCCATACTTCCTTTTTCTCTTGAAAATTCCGTATCACAACTATCGCACCGAAATAGAGCATAAGTTCGTTCCCTGTCATACAGATGCTCAACACCCAGTTTACTTTTACGAGTGTGTTGTGTTTTTTCAATTCTAGTGCCAATGAACATATACTATTTACATTAAGATTATAAAATTTTACGATAAATAATTGAGCAGGAAAGAAATCCTGCTACATCTAATATCGGAGTAAAGTATGGCAAGAAAAGAGATTAACATTGGCGTAGAAGGCAATGACGGCACAGGTGATAGTATCCGTGAGTCGTTTAGAAAGACCAACGAAAACTTTAATGAACTATATGCTATTTTTGGAGCAGGCGGTACTATTAGATTTACTACGCTAAGTGATACTCCTGACGGCTATGAACCTAATACTGTATTATTTGTTGATTCAAACGCTGACGGAATTAAATTTAGAGCCTTAGCTTCTAATTCAGCTGCTGATCCTACTGCCGACGATAGTATTTTAATTAGCTATGATACTCCTAATAAAATTGTACTGTCAACATCTTTCAGAGCATTATCACAAGATTTATCACCGCAATTAGGCGGTCCTTTAGATGGAAGAAATAAAGCTATTGCTCGTATAGCAATATCACAAGAAGCAGTTGACGAGTTTAACGCAGAACAACCTAATCCTCAAATAACCATTGACGATCTAGTTATTACCAAAGGTTACGCTGATAATAGATATATTGCGGGTGCCTTACCAATTAGAATTCCAGACGAGCCTGCTAATGCAAGTGATTATACGTTGGTTATTGAATCTTATTCAAATGGTAATATTGTAGTTACTGGTCACGGATTTGACAATACCATTAACGGAACTCCTTACAAATTTCGAGCAGAAGATACTGATCCATCCGGAATAGTAACTGATACAACTTATTATTTACGGTATGCTACAGCAAATCAATTAAGTGTACATGCTACCAGAGCCGATGCTACTGTTCTAAGTCAGTCCGATGCCAATACAAATAAGATATTCATTACGGGTACTATTGGTGTAGATGATGAGCATATTTTTGTTGATGCTGCATACGACTCAAACTTACAAGGATTTTATCTAGCTAATCAAGCAATACCTAGAAAATCAGTAGTTCGCCGTCAGGGTGATAAGATGACTGGACCGTTGATACTGCATGACAGCCCAGGCGAACTTGCAGGGCTAGCCAGCAGCGATGAAGATTTACAAGCAGCAACTAAATTTTATGTTGACAATACCAGTTATGCTAGTATCAGTAACTTATATGTAACTACGCAGGGCGACGATAGAATGACAGGAGTGCCAGCTGGTAAAGCAGGAACTTCTTGGAGTTATGCGTATAGAACTATTAACGCAGCAGCTCGGCGAGCTGAAGAAATTATTCAAGCATCTGAAGCTGAACCCGGTCCGTACATGCAGACTATTACTCGAGACGGCGGCACAACACCAGCTGAAGTACTTGAAGCTGCCATTGTTACTCCTGTGTTTAATCAAGCAAGGTATTTGATCGAACAAAATAGAGCGTTTGTTGTTAGTGAAGTTACAGGTTACTTACAATTTAAATATCCTAATTTTGATTATAATATTGAAACTTGCGAACGTGATCTAGGTTTGATTTTAGATTCTATTGCATTTGATATTAATAGAGGACCCGCAGTTGATGCTACAGCTAACTACCTAACAAGATTGGCTGCTGAAAGATATTATGCTAATGCAAGTGCTATTGTAGCAATTACAAGACAATTAACAGAAACTGTTGATGCTATTAATACTGCAAGAGATATGATTGCAGCAGTTCTGTTAAATCGTCCATATTTACAAAGACCAATATCAAATATTACACAAGCAGCTATAGCAAGAGTTACTACTAGCGTTTCACATAATCTAGTAAGCGGTAATCAGGTGATTATTAAAAATGTATCTGGTATGACACAGGTCAACGAGAACGTTTATTATGTAAGAGTAGTAAGCCCAAATCAATTTGAGTTATTCACTGATCGAACACTATTAACCGCAGTAAATTCATTATCTTTTACAGCATATAGTTCGGGCGGTATAATTGGTATTAGATATCAAGACGACGAAGGTCAATTTTTTGATATTGGTAATGATGCTGACGCAACATCAAGAACTGCTATCAGTGATAAGTTTAATTTAGTTACCAACATTATCCAGAACGGTATTAATGCTGGTGCATTAGTAGTATATGGTAGTACATACAAAGTTGTTGTTAATAACGGCGGTCTTAGTGCAATTGACCAAGGTGTAGGCAATAACGTAGACTTATTACCAGGAAAAATACTAGTTGGTAAAATATCAGGCGCACAAGGACGTATTGTTAGCTTAACAACTAATGATCCAGCCGAAGGCGGCCAAGATAAAATTCTTGTGCATTTAATAAAGCCTATTGATTTTATACCAGGTGAAGATCTAGAGTTTGATAATTTTGTTAAACGCAAACAGATTACGATTTTTATTGAATCAGGTATTTATGAAGAAGACTACCCTATTAAAGTTGCTGCCAACGTTTCAGTTGTGGGTGATGAATTTCGTCGCGTAATTATAAGACCAAATCGTCGAGTATCTCAATCACCTTGGGCAAGTACTTACTTCTACAGAGATTTAGAATTTGATGGTATACCGCTGGTTACAGGAGGTAATAGATTCTATAACCAAGTAGGCGAAATACAAGGTAGATTTGGATATCATTACTTAGAAAATCCAACCAAAGTTAAAAACACAGGCACGTCTGTTGTAAACCCAGGAAAATTTTCAACAGCCTCAAACATTCTTCAAGAAAATAAAAAGTTTATACAAGAAGAAGTAATTGCGTATATCAATCAAAACTTCCAAGATTTGCTCTACGACAAAATTCAGTTTGCTAGCGACTTTGGAGAAATACTTGACGGCATTACCTATGACATAGTATTAGGTACAAATTACAATCAAGTACTAGAAGGATTAAAATTTTCTCGTGCAGGCAGTATATACAGAGATTCATATCTAAGAGAACTTTGGGTAGATGCATTAATTAGAGCTAGAAATCTTGTTTCAGCATTACCAGCAGTTATTAGTAGTGCAACTGCAACTACTAGATCAAACACAGCGTTTAATGAAATAATTGATATTATTCAAAACGGTGTTGTTAGTACTGAGACTGCGGCAAATGCATTAACATTTAGTCCTATTGACAGTACCTTACAAGATCAAATTGATGCAAAGAATCAATTGCAGGCAAATAGAAACTTCATTGCTGCTGAGATTACTGCATACATAGCTGTAAACTTTCCTAGGTTAGAATACAATTCAACTAAGTGTGCAAGGGATGTTAAGTATATAGTTGATGCATTAAGCTATGATGTGATGTATGGAGGTAACTTTGCTACTAGACAATCTGCAATTAGTTACTTTGTTAATGCAGTAAGTCAGTTAGGATTAAATCAAAGATCTTTTACTGTTGATGCGTACGAGCATTTGTCAGGAGTAGTAGCAGACATAGTTCGTGGTATTGCTATAGTACCAACTTCAGGAAATGTATTGTCACAGACTGGCGTAGGATCTAACCCAGCTAGTACAACAGAATCAACAATAGTAACTAATTTAGTTAATATTATTAAAAATCAAATTAATAATAATAATTTGCTAACATTGCCTAGCGCCGTGTATCCTTCATTAACAAGTGCAAACGTAACCTTACTTGATGTAAAAACTGCAATCAACGGCAGTACTAATACTATTGTTTCTGATGTAATCAGTACACTTGATGGTATTGCTGTATACTCATACAATCAGGCAAAGTGTCGTCGAGACGTTGGATTAATCGTTAATGCACTAGCAGATGATTTAAAGCTAGGCGGTGATGAGTTTTCTACAGAAGTACAAGGAGAATATTTTAGAAGCTATATTCAAAAGTATAATAACGACGGATTTGGTGGACAAGAAAATGTTACCAAAGGCGCTATTAGATATATTTCAGAAATTGCTGCTAGACTATTTGACGGTGCATACGATGCCGGCGCTATCCAACAAAATCCTCTAGCTGTTAATTATGTTGCTCCTGACTTTGAATATGGAGTAGCAGAAAATGATACAGATAATATAATAAGCAATTTAATTGAAAAGATTGTTTTTGTTTTTGATCCTAGATATAATCCTCCAAAACGAAATGACGAAGTAGATGTGTTTTTAATGAACGATGCTACAATTTTACGTAACATGACAGTTCAGGGGCACGGCGGATTTATGTGTACTCTTGATCCAGACGGTCAAATATTAACTAAGTCACCTTACATACAGACAGGATCTTCATTCTCACAAACATTAAATCGCAAACGTTTTGCTGGCGGTATGTTTGTTGATGCATATGTAGGTAACTTACCAGCTGAGATAACTGGAAAAATTAATGCGTTTACTCTTACAATTCGCAGCGAAGAAACTCAAGGTCTAAGAATTCGACCACCCCAGTTACCATGTCCATTCTACATAGAAGGCAGACGCTATCAAGTTAATGCAATTTCTGATTATGACCAAGCACAAGGTACTGCAACTATCTATCTAGATGCTACATCTAACGCAGGTGTTGGATATCTAGAAAGTCAATTTGAAGAAGACACTGGACAAGTAGAACGTCCGTTATATTTACAAACTGCTGGTAATCGTTCGATGCTGGGCAATGACTTTACACAGATTAATGACCTTGGTTACGGCTTAGTAACTAACAATGGCGCATTCTCTGAAATGGTGTCAATGTTTACCTATTATTGTCAAGCAGCCTACTATGCTAAGAACGGATCAGAAATTCGTTCACTAAACGGTTCTAACGGTTATGGTAACTTTGGTCTTGTGTCAGAAGGCGCAGATCCTAACGAAATTCCTGATCAGGTTACATTAGAATTTCCTATGACTGCTCCAGCTAGAACGCTTCGATTCCCTCAAGGAGTTGACAATCTCGGTGCACCTACTAATTTTACAAACGTAGAAGCAGCAAATAGCATAGTAGTAACAGATGTACCATATGCTCCACTAACTGGTTCTGTGGTTACAATTAATCACGGCGGTACAGTAGGAACCTTACAGTATAACGTTTCTGTTGTTAGGTATTTAGGAGACGGTAATCAATCTGGAGACGTAGTTCTAACAGGTATACAATCTGTTAGTTCTGTAGCTGGTAATGCTTCTAGAACTCCTGGAACATATACTGGCAAAGTAGGTACTGGTGGTACACCTACTGTACAAGCAACATATACTATAGTAATAGTGCCTGGCGGAGCAACTACAGTAACCGTTGAAGGCTGTGGTGAAGGATATGCTATTGGTAATACTATTACTATTGCTAATACACAGTTTGGAGGTACAGGAACTGCAATTACATTTACGGTTGCATCAATTTACGGCAACGACGGTGTAACAGCATTACCTGCTAGTGTATATAATAATAAGGTATATAGATTACAAATAAGCGGACAACCTAACGGTACTAACGGAGATTTCTACTCAGCAATTAAGGCTGATGTAGCCAACGGAGTACTAGTTGAATATCGTAACGGCGGAACTCATATATTTGACAGCGTTAAGGATACTTCAAGATTAGTTACTAGACCAAGTACAGCTATTAACTTTGACGAGAGTGACAATGTTACTTACAGAAGTATTGGTTTCAGTGCATTTAATTCACTAGGTTTACCTTTAGACAGTAATTCTATTCAGACAACTTTTGAAGTTAGTTACGATCATATTGAGTTGTACGTTGAAGCAGCGAACGTTACCAGTACAACTGGTGGAACTATTGGTAATACACAAATTAAAATTAATCCAGATAAAGAAGGATTCGGATTACTTGCAGATGAACTTGCAAGAATTACTAGAGACGTTGCTGGTAGATTGCCTGGAGCTCCAGGCTATAGTGGTGGTATGGTGTTTACATGGGCAGGTAGAACACATCAAATTATAAATTATACCCCAGTTGATACAGACGAAGCTATACTTACTATAAGCAGTACAAACATACATAATCTTGCAGGCGCAGGCACAGGCATTGCTGAAGCGTTTACTACCGATAAAGTATTACGTGCTGGTTTGCCTGTAGGCAGTACTGCTGAGATAACTATTGCTATTTCATTGTGCCGCGCTACAGGTCACGATTTTACACAAATTGGTACTGGTGGATTTAATACATCTAACTATCCTAATGTAATTTTAGGTGATCCATTAGGCTCTCTTGCACCTGCTTATGTAGATTCTCCTAATGCCACATCAGGACAAGTTTACGAAAAACGAAAAGGTCGTGTATTTTGGATGAGTACTGACCAATTTGGATTCTTCCGAGTTGGTAAGTTCTTTGAAGTTGATCAAGGCCAGGGTAGTATTAAGTTCTCAGGTGACATTGGTATTACTGGTGCAACAGCATTAGGATTTAAGAAAGGTGTTACTATTGATGAATTCTCCATTGACGATACAATGGCAGATGAGTCAGATACAAAAGTACCTGTTGAAAAGGCTATCGTTAGTTACATTAACAGACGATTAGGCAGAGATAGAAATGACACTAACATATCTAACAAAATTGGTCCAGGATTCTTACCGCTAAGTGGTACCGCAGAAATGCAAGGAAACTTGCTGATGGGTAACCAAAAAATTACTAACTTAGGTGATCCAGGAGTTGATCCTACCGCGGCTGTTAATAAAGCCTACGTTGACGATGCGGTATCTAGTTTTGATACCTTAGAAGATCAACGAAACATTAGCTTCAACAGAATTGAATCTGGTGATATTTTAGTTGGTACTGGTTTGAAAAAGATATTTGTAACACCTCCAAGCGGTGGTGTTTTTGTTGCTGGTGATACTATTACAGATATTTCTGCAAGTAAATCTGGAACAGTAGTTGATGTACAAGAAGTTACAGACGAAATTTTAGGTTCTGCGCCAGGGTACGATCTAACTATAATTACATACCTACCAGTAACTAATTCTTTTAACCTAGGTGAAGACGTTGTTAAGGGTGCTATTTCAGCTAACATAGTAGACGGTCCTATTGATGAAGTTGCTAATGCAAGAGAATCAACCAACAGCGTTATTAATATAACTGTATCAAGAACAGCGGCAGTATATCAAGACGGTTTAACTGTTCCAATCGCACAACTTAATCTTCAAATAGAAAATGATTCAATAGTTAATGCTGACATTAATGCTAATGCAAGTATTCAGCAAAGTAAACTATTAATGGAAAGAGCAAGACCATTATCAGCTAGTACTGGTTTATATGGTGTGAACAATGCAGTTGGACAAACTGACAGAGGTTTATCAGCATACGATGCTAAAAACTTTACAGAAGAGCTGCAAGTAACATTGGCAAATTCTGTCTCTGCTAATGCTGGAGATATATTATACCAAGGAACTTCAAAAGGTGTAGTAGTAAACACGATTGTTAATAACACTACTGTAATAATTAAAACTTCGGACACTTGGGCTACTAGTCCAACTGTATTAACCAAAGCAATATTCACTAACGGTATAGAACAAACTCCTACTACATTAACTGGGGTCAATGTAACAGCCGTTAATCGTAGTGCATATATAGGTTTAAAAGAAAGAAGTATTGGACTTGATAAACACGAACCAATTTCAACTGATACTGTATTGGGAAGATTTACTCCTGGAACAGGAGCAGTTGAACTAGTACCATTTGATACCATTGTTGATCAAGGCTTCGCTGTTCAGGATAAAGATTTTACAAACAGTGAAATTACTCAACTAACAGGTCAGCGACTTGTGTTTACTAGTGAACTAAGCGTAGCAGATGGCGCTTCTGTAACACAAGCAGGTAGCGGTGCAACTGGTACTGTACAAGGACAAACATTTAGTGAAACATCATTTATTGTTGTAAACATTACTGGTGCGTTCAACAACAGTGGCATTGTAACTGTTGGCGGAGTAGCAGTAGGAATTCCTACTCCGGCATCAATAAGTCTTGCTGGTAAAGCAATGGTACAGATAGCCGACGGCATTTATGGAACTACTAGTATATCAACAGGTTCATCTAACAATAGTATTGTAAGAAGAACTGGTGATGGTAAAATACAAGCTGAAGCATTTATTATTGGCGGTACGCCAAGTCAAGAAATACTAAGTCAAAGTGGCGGTGTATTATCATTTAAAACTCCTGTGCAAGGCGTTATATTAACAGCCGCAGGCGGTAGTGGCGGTGGAAGTCCTACATATCCAGTTGTTCAAATGCCGGGTTCATTAAACGTTGGAGTTGAACTGTTTAGTGGATTAGTTAACACCACACAAGGAACTGCACAATCTAACATTGCTGGACTAACTGGAAAAGGCTTTGTAAGTGCTCCGTGGATGTACAGTAACTTTATCCAAGCATTAGATAATAAAGGAACAGCAAACACTACAGGCATTTCTCTTGGTGCTACATCTGGATTTACAAGTTCTGCACTCAGCACACTAGTATTGGTTGCAAACGGTTCAGAAGCTATCAAAGTTAACAGTACAGAGTCTCAGTTCTTTGGTAATGTAAAAGTTTCCAGTGGAGGCCTAGATAGATTTGTTATTACAGCATCTAGTGGAAACACTGCTGTTGGAGGCACTCTAGGTGTTGGTGGAAACTTTGCAGTAGCTACTACTAAATTTACTGTAGCAAGTGCTAGTGGTGATACAGCAATTGCAGGTAATCTAAGTGTTACAGGCACCTTGGGTATAACTAGTAACACAACATTAACAGGAAATCTAACTGTTAATGGTAACACTATTATTGGTGATGCTAATACTGATACTGTGACTTTTACTGCTAGGGCTGCAAGTGATCTTGTACCAAGTACTAATAATGCAAACAATCTAGGAAGCGGTTTATTAAAATGGAATACTGTATATGCTACTACATTTGACGGTACTGCATTAACTGCTCGTTATGCTGACTTAGCTGAAAACTATCAAGCAGATGCTGCATACGAACCAGGCACTGTGCTGATATTTGGCGGTGATGCTGAAGTTACTATAACTACCATTAAAGACGATCATAGAGTAGCAGGTATTGTTTCTACAAATCCAGCATATCTAATGAACAGCAATCTACAAGGAGCCAATGTTGTTTCAGTGGCACTGCAAGGCCGAGTACCATGCAAAGTGTTAGGTAAGGTAAGAAAAGGTGACTTGTTAGTTTCTAGTGCAATTCCTGGATATGCTATGGTTGGACAGACACCAGCAGTTGGTACTGTAATAGGTAAGGCTCTTGAAAATAAAGACAGTGAAGGTAAAGGTATTATTGAAGCTGTAGTAGGAAGAGTATAATGACCGATAAATATAATGTAACAGGACAAAAAAATGGCTAATAAGTTTCCCTTAATATTTGACACCACTGACGGCAACAAGATTAAAGAGTTACCCAGCGGTGATAATTTAAATCTTCAAGGCAGTAGTATTGTTGACGTTGTTAATGTTAATGCTTCGGGCACTTTGCAAGCAAATACTTTGTCAGTGCAGTCTATAAGCGTAGGTGGAAGCAATCTCGCTAGTGTAGCGTTATCTGGAAATTATAATTCACTAATTAATAAACCTAATATTTTTAGTGGTGACTATAACGATCTTAATAATCGTCCAGTAATTTTCTCTGGCAGTTATATTGATTTAACTAACAAGCCTGTAATACCTACCGCAGTGTCACAACTAACTAACGATGCAGGATATGTTACAAGTGTTACAGCTACCGTTCCTGCTTCAAATGTAGTTGGACTAGCTGATGTAGCTGTTACAAATGATTATAATGATTTAGATAACTTACCAGATGTAATTCTTAGAAGCGAATTTACAAGCGGTGCATTAACTATTGATGTTACTAACACTGGTAATTTGACAGGTAGTGTGTTTTCAGATTCGAATGTTTTATTAGTGGATCACATAAATTCTATCATTCCAGCTAGTGTGCTATCTGGGACTGCCGGCATAGATATTAACAGTGTTGGAAATAGTGCATTTAATCAAATGAGTGCAGTAAGACTTTCAGTGGCACTTGCAACATTCGAAGATATTAAACTAGAAGGAAACTTAACAGCTGACGATTCTAGTTTAATTATAGACGGAACTACTAAACGAATTTTTGGTAGTTTCAACGGCCCGTTAGATGGTAATATTAATAGAGCAGGTTCAGAATTATTAGTAACTGCTGTAGGAGGCATTACATTATCCCCAGCGGGAGTATTAAACGTACCCAATGCTACGGATATCTCATTGAGTGGTACTGGTGATATGCAACTATCAGGTTCTACCGAAATTGGTATTCAAAGTAGTGCTGGGCCAGTTCAAGTTACTTCATTTACTGAAACTGACATATCATCAACTAGTTCATTTGTTCGATTAAAAGCGCAAACTAATTTGACGCTAGAAGGTAATACAATAATTTTTAAACCTTTGAAAGCAAAGCCTACAACAAGGTTTGGGGCGGTTGGCGACACAGCAGGAGAAATTCGCATAGACAGTAGTACTGGATTTACATACATTTATTATTGTGTTAAAGATTACACTGATGGAATTGATGGTATTTGGACAAGAACAATTATGGATACTTTCTGGCCATGATAAGGAATTTAAAATGACTATAAATTATATTGATGTAGGTATTGTTGCTAACGATGGCACCGGTGATGATCTCCGTGAGGCATTTATAAAAGTTAACGATAACTTTCAAGAACTAGATTTAAGAATTGTTGAAGAAACTGTTATAGACAATGCAGGAGTTTTAGGTGTAGGTATATATGCTGGAAAAATTGATGGAGAAAATATATTTAAACGTCTCCTGGCTGGCTCTAATATAAACTTAAATCAAAACGCTAACACTATTACAATCAATGCTAATGACAGCTTAGACCAATTAATTGTTGTATCAGACAGTGGTACTGTTACGATTTCAAGAGGACAAACACTATCAATACAAGGTGGCCAAGGAATTAACACTAGAGTTAATGGTCAGCAGCTGATAGTTGACCTAGACAATAATGGAATTCTAGTTAAAGATTTAACTCCTACCCTAGCTGGTAACTTAAATGCTAACAACAAGAACATACAGAATGCCAACACAATTTCTGCAACTACATTCAGCGGAGAATTACAAGGCAACGTATACGGATTTGATGTTCGAGATTTTGGTCCTTACTTAACTGGTTTTGACTTTGGTGAATTTAGAGCAGTTTATACTAATTCGCTTCAATTTATTATGCGTAAAGTAGACGTTGACTTTGGTCCTTTTGACCCACCTAGCGGAGATACTGTAGACCTGGGTGGTTTTTGAATCCGTTGTTTCCGATAAATACGCTATATAGGATATAAAATATGGCAGACTTGTGGACGCAACCGTCTAATACTAAATTAGCTACGCTAGAAGAAAATGTTACAACAAGCATAAATTTGCCGTTGGTTAATCCTTCATCTACGGTTTCTCTTATCAGTGGAAAATTGCCTGGTGGGATACGAATCCAAGGTTCTCAAATAGTAGGTACTCCTTACGAAGTGCCGCGTGTTACAGATTACAGATTTGTCCTAAGAGCTAGCTATAACAATGTAACTAGAGATAGAACATTTGTAATTACTGTAGGTGATGCTGATGCACCTGTATGGCAAACAACTCCTGGATTATTACCAGTAGGTAATAACAATACATTTTATATTTTAGACAATTCACCAGTTGATTTTCAATTAGTGGCAACTGACGTTGATTTACCTATTGGTGAAAGTTTAGATTTTTATATAGCGTCCGGAGACGGACAATTACCGCCTGGTATACAATTAACCAGAGACGGCAGATTAGTAGGAGTAGTTGATCCTATTCTTGCTATTGAAAGAACACTGCTTTATAATGCAGGCTCGTATGATACAGCGCCGTACGATTTTACTTCTGCAGGATATGATTTTGGCTTAAGATCATCTAATGGTTTTGATAGTTTTTTCTACGATACTGACATTTATGATTTTAACTATCCAGAACGAACACCTAAAAAATTAAATAGATATTATCAATTTACTGTAAGTGTATCTGACGGAGATATTATATCTCGACGAACATTTAGAATTTATGTAGTAGGCGATGACTTTTTACGTGCTGACAACACTATTATGCAGGTTGGTACAGGTACGTTTACTGCTGATAACACTAATATAAGAGTTCCCATATGGTTAACACCTAGCGACTTAGGTGTTAGACGAGCCAACAATTATATTACTTTGTTCTTAGATGTTATTGATTCAAATACATTAACAGGTATTGTTACATATTTCTTACAGGCTACTAATCCCGATAGTTCTCTTAGCAGACTACCTCCAGGACTAACACTAGATAGTAGCACCGGAGAAATTGCAGGTAAAGTGCCCTATCAAGCAGAGGTTACAAAAACTTTTAAATTTACTATACGGGCTCAAAGATTTACCCCTGATCAAGCACAAGAATTAGTTGCAAGTAGTAAAACATTTACTGTAAAATTACTAGGGGAAATTAATTCTGAAACAAAATGGATTACTGATAGTAATCTAGGACTGTTGGGATCAAATGTTATTTCTGTACTAAAAGTTGAAGCAACTACAAATGTTCCCGGAAGTAACGTAATTTATAACTTATCATCAGGAAGACTGCCGCCTGGACTTGCACTAAGTTTTGATGGTGAAGTTGTAGGTAAAGTAAATGCATTTGGTGAAAATGTTTATAAAAGCACTTGGAAAAACGAACGACAATATACATTAAACGATGTTGTACGTTATCAAGGGTTGCTTTATCAAGCTCTGAGTACTCATCAGAGTACCAGTACTGGGTCATTTAGTACTGATCAGGCGCTATGGGCAAGATTTGCATATAGAACTAACGGGCTGACAGTATTTGATAATGATACATTTAGACTTGATGCCAATTCGACTACAATAGATAGAGAATATCGTTTCACTGTTACTGCACAAGATCTTTACAAATATAGCGTAGTGAGTAAAGAATTTGTAATTAGAATATCAGACCCTGATAGTAAAAAGTATAGTAATTTATACATGAAGCCTTTTCTTAAAGAACAAGTTAGAAGAAACTTTAATGCTTTCATTTCTAATCCAGAAATTTTTATTCCAGAATACATTTATCGACCAAGCGATCCTAATTTTGGTATACAACGTGAAATTAAAATGCTTGCATATGCTGGTATTGAAACTAAAGAATTACAAGAAGTAGTTAGAGCAATGTCTACAAATCATAGAAGAAAACGCTATCGAGTGGGCGATTTAAAGAGTGCTATTGCAAAAGTTCCTGGAACTAATGATATAGTTTATGAAGTACTTTATTTGGATGTAATAGATCCTTATAATCCAAGTGAAGGTCGAACTAAGAAAAGTATTACAGTACGTAATTCTAAAAAGATTAAAGTTAATTCTGTTAGTGCAACGCCTAAAGACATGTTTTACGACTACGAAGAAAAACCTTCTTTTACAGTACAGGCTAGAGGAAAAACTATTACTGTTACACTAGGCGAAGATTTCGTAGTTGAAACTAGAGCTGATGGAGAATTTAAGTTAAAATGGGAAGATGGATTGGAAATAGATTCTAGAACAGAAACTAGAATTCTATCAATACTAGAGGGACTATCTCCAAACATGGTGTTAAGACCCGAACCTGAAGCTAATACAGTTAAAGCGGATTCTAATATATACACTGCTGGACAGACAATTGATTCAATAAAATATATCAGTAATATCACAAACATGCGTGATAATATACGACCGTTAGGTCGTACTGAAAGATCTTTTGTTCCGCTTTGGATGCGATCATCACAACAGAGTAGTGTAGACGAACTAGGTTATACTCCATCGTTGGTGTTGTGCTATTGTAAACCAGGAACTAGTCAAATTATTCAAAGTGCCATTAAAGCTAGCAATTTTGACTTTAGTCAATTTGACTTAGACATGGACAGATACATTATTGATAATACTCTTATAAGCAGTAAATCGCAGTATTTACTGTTCGCAAATTATCAGTACAATATATAAAGTAAATAAATACTGTTAGGAGATAAATTAAAATGGCTAGTAATATAAATTATATAAATGTCGACGAAAGTTTTCCAATAGCTGGACAGGACAACGATAGTCAGGGTTTTCGAGATAACTTTGCAACAATTAAAAGTAGTTTAGCATCTGCTAAAACTGAGATTACAAATCTTCAAGATAATACTGCAAAATTAAACGTTAACAATAACTTTAATCAAAACGAAATTTCAAATGCTAAACTTAGAAACACACCATATGTGTTTTTTAATAAAAATATTAACCAAGGCGATACGCATAATTTACTGTTCAGTGACGGAAGTTACCAGCAATTAAATATCAACAATTTTGCTATTATAGATTTAGAAGATTTTAGACCACCAAACGGTGCTCAAGTTCAGTTTAAAATTCAAATTTTGTTTAATGGAAACGGAACAGTTGAGTGGCTTACTGGATCTCCAAGCAATGTTTTTAGGGTTAATTCTACCTGGCCTAAGAGAGTAAACCCAACTAATCCATTTACTGTTACGACAAATCAACCCGTTCTAGTTGATATTTGGACAACTGACGGTATAACATTCTACGGCCATTATTACGGAAACTATGTAACGATTGCTCAAGACGATGGTATCATTTAATCCTCTAGTAGACGATTTTTCAAAACTTTCAGACCTTGAAGTAGAATCAAAGGTTACTGATCTAGGGCGAAAATATTTTATGTCTAGAAATCCAGAAGTACAAATGCAGATAGCAGCACTGCTAGGAATGTACAAGGAAGAAATGCAAGCAAGGCGTGCTCGCACACAATTACAATCACAACAAAACGGCAATTCTGATCTTGACAATTTAATCAATATCAGCTAATATAGTTAGATGCTTATTAAAACTGACAAGTTAGGGGTGCCTAGATTTTCTAACCAAGACTTAATATCTATGATCTATAGCGGACATGTAGATAAATGTCACGTAGTACTATGCGAGCCTTCCGATGACATTGATAAATTTAATGCTACTATGGAAGAACAAGGACTCCCAACATTAACCAAATACATTGCACTAGATGTAGATCAGAAAGATTTTGACAACGCTTTACAGTCAGAATGGTTCATGCCTGAAGATTATAAAAATCTAGATATAGGTGCCTATATCATGCATAAGTTGATGCAAAAACTAGGCACAATTGAACCCTACGAAATACAAGAACGAGAAGAATACAAAAGAGTATGCGAAGAATTAGATGCATTTGGTGAGCATAATATGCAGGATTTGCTTCGATATATGGTATATCTTGTAGACTTTATGAGAGAAAATAACATAGTTTGGGGAGTTGGGAGAGGCTCTAGTGTAGCAAGTTATATTTTATATCTAATTGGTATACACAGAATTGATTCAATTCAGTATAACCTAGACTGGCGAGAGTTCTTGAGATAAGTACATATATAATATTAGGAGAATTAATATGCCAATGAAACAACCACAAAAAAAGATTTACAAAACTGCCCAAGGCAAAATAGTTGATATGGACATGCTTAGGCAGCGCAACGAACTTACACCTGCTGTAGGTAATGCTCGCGTAAATGCTAGAGGAGATGAATTAGGTCCTGGCGGGAAAGTTATTCGTAAGCGGGAAGATGTTCTTAAAGAATATTACGACACAGCACAAGGTGTAGCAGATCAAACGCCAGTAAGAAAAGCTAAAACTGTTACAGAAACAGCAAGTGAAGAAGAATGGGTTGAGGACGACGAAGGTAATTTTGTTCCGGCAGACGAAGTTAAAGTTACAAAAAGAGGGCGTTAATGAGTATTCAGCTTAACGTTACCAAAGGCAAACCAAGAGCAGTTAGTAATAGAGTACTAGTCTCCGATATGTACTTTGGTGAGCAAAAAACTACAAGCGGCATTGTGCTAACGTCAGACGACGGAACTACTCGAGGAATTTATCCTCGCTGGGCAAAGGTTTACTGTAAAGGTCCAAATAATAAAGATCCTTATGAGATTGGACAGTGGATCCTAGTTGAACACGGACGCTGGACTCGAGGGTTCAAAGTTGATGACGGAGAAGGCGAAAAAGAGCTACGTATGGTTGAATCTGAAAGTGTTCTTGCCTATGCAGATGAAAAACCAAATGATGTTTATGTTGGTCAAGAATATGCCAACGGATCTAGTACTACTATTAAACCGGAAGATTTTATAAAATGACAAATCCCTTCAGAGATCAAGAAAAATTTATGCGAGCCTGTGACCAAACAGTTGGTGAGAGTAACTTAAATCAATTTGGTCTGTATACAAAATTGATAGAAGAAGAGTATAAAGAATTTAAACATGCCTGTGATATGAATGATAATGTAGAAGCATTAGATGCTTTAATTGATATTTTAGTTGTAACAATTGGAGCTATTCACAGTGCAGGATTTGATGCAGAAGGTGCATGGAAAGAAGTTATGCGTACTAACTTTGCTAAGATTGATAAGGACACTGGCAAGGTTCGAAAGCGTGAGGACGGCAAAGTATTGAAACCTGTGGGATGGACTGCTCCGGATTTAAAACCGTTTGTAACCAAAATACCACCTAATGGATTTGTAACAGACTGCGTTTAACCTAAATTACTTGACTCCTAATAGATTATGCAGTATAATGTATATAAACTATTAGGAGTTTTCTTTTGGCCACACACGGAATGATTGACTTAGAAACACTTGGTGTAGAACCTGATTGTGTCGTAATGACAATAGGTGCTATTAAGTTTGATCCTTTTACTGATGCAGAACCGCATAGCGGTTTATACTTGCGTTGCGATGTTGATGAACAGACGGCCATGGGCAGGACTATTGACGACAATACTCTAGCTTGGTGGGCAAAACAAGACGAAGCTATCAAAGAAGAAGCATTTGGCGAACACAAACGAGCGTCAATGGATCAAGTTACAAGAGCAATCAACAAGTTTTGCGTAGGATTAGATGTATTATGGTGTCAAGGTCCGTTGTTTGACTATGCTATTTTACAAAATCTTTACAAGCAACTGGGAAAGCCTGCACCGTGGCACTATTGGCAGATTCGCGATAGTCGAACACTGTTTTCTATGATGCCTCAAGATCCTCGAAAAGCAATTCAAGAAAGTTTACACAATGCGCTTGCTGACTGTTATTATCAAGCAAAGTGTGTACAACAAAGTTACAAGCATTTTGGAGTTAAAGCAAGATGATAAATGGCATTACATCTAACAGTAGATATATTACTGTGTCAGATGGTTCAGGTACTAATCCGTATATTAGTCCCGGAGCAGTAGGAGCAGGCATGATGCGCTGGAACCCAAACATGAATTGTATGGAAGTATGTGACGGTAATAGTTGGAAGTCTTTAGGTATGAGCTATGCCAGCGTGGGACTAACAGGTGAAACTGAATCTTTGTTAGACTGGGCTAGAGAAAAACGTATGGAAGAACAACGACTACAGGAAATGATGGAGAAGTATCCAGCACTTAAAAAAGCCAAAGATAACTTTGATATATTACTCAATATAGTTAAGGATGATTTTAAGCAATGAAAATAGGTTTTACTTGTTCAACTTTTGATTTGTTTCATGCCGGGCATGTAATGATGCTGGAAGAGGCAAAAACACAATGTGAGTTTTTAATTGTAGGATTACAGACTGACCCTACACTTGATAGGCCCGATACTAAAAATAAACCTGTACAAGGAGTATTTGAACGTTGGGCACAATTGAAGGCTTGTAAATTTGTAGATCAAATCGTACCTTACTCCACTGAGCGAGAGTTACGCGATATTCTTTTATCGTTTCCTATCAATATTAGAATTTTAGGTGAAGAGTATCAAAGTAAAGAATTTACGGGACACGACATTCCTATGGAATTTTACTTTAATAAACGTAGACACAGTTTTTCAACTTCAGAATTAAGACAACGTGTAATAGAGGCCACAAAATGAAATGTGATACTTGCGGTGAAAATTTAAAAGAAAATGGTTATGGATGTGACTGGCGACAAGGTCGTTGCCCGCATCGCCATCCCATGTTTAACGAAATCGTACTTGACAATTACAAGATGCGATATTATAATTTAGTACAAACTATTAAAGGCTGGTTTAAATTTTGAGAAACTTAGAATTAGAAGATGCTGTAATAGCATTACATGACACAGCTAGAACTGTTGAAAAAAGAATTGGTCGAGGTCAATTAAGCGACGACATTAGATCCTGTGCAGATCGATTGCATCAATATTTAAGAACCGATGCATCAATTAATATACTAACACAAAATATTATTAACAAGGCAGAAGAATGAAAGAACTATGGGTAGAAAAGTATCGTCCTAAAAAGGTCAACGGATATGTGTTCCGAGATGACGCACAACGAAAACAAATACAGCAATGGATTAAAGACCAAAGTATTCCTCACTTACTGTTTAGTGGCAATGCAGGTATTGGTAAAACCACTCTTGCTCGGATTTTGTTTAATGAATTAGATATTAACGATCTAGACATTATGGAGATTAACGCAAGTCGTGAAAACAATGCAGATACTATTCGTGACAAAATCACAAACTTTGTACAAATGATTCCGTTTGGCCCGTTCAAGGTTGTACTGCTGGATGAGGCAGATTACTTAACTCCAAATGCACAGGCTATCTTGCGCGGTGTTATGGAAGAGTATCATACCACAGCAAGATTTATTCTAACTTGTAACTATCCTAACAGGATCATTCCTGCGATTCACAGTCGCTGTCAAGGCTTCCACGTTGCAAAAGTAGATCAAACTGAGTTTACTGCTAGAGTAGCTGAGATCCTTATCACTGAAGAAGTAGAATTTGACATTGATACTCTTGACACATATGTTAAAGCAACATATCCAGACCTCCGTAAGTGCATTAATACTGTTCAAATGAACAGTCAAGAAGGTAAATTAGTAAAACCCAATGAGGCAGACACTGGTGAAGCAGACTGGAAGATTCATATGGTAGAACTATTTAAAGCTGGTAAGATCAGCGAAGCACGAAAACTACTGTGCGGAAGTGTTCGACCTGAAGAAATGGAAGATATTTTCCGCTGGCTTTATGACAATATTGAACTGTTTGGTGACGAAGAAAAACAAAACTCTGCGGTGCTTACTATCAAACAAGGATTAGTTGATCATACTCTTGTAGTAGATCCAGAAATAAATCTTGCCGCAACTCTTATTAGACTTGCAAGACTGTAATAATTAAGTAAAGGAAATTAAATGAGAGTTCGTATTGTAGGCTATACTGTAGCAGACCCAGAATTTGTAGAAGAATGTAAAGCAGAAGCTCTGGCCAAGGGTAAAACAGAACCAGAATTTGCAGACATTCAAGATCTAATTGCGTTTTGCGCAAGAGTTAGTAACCCAGCTAACCAAATGAATGAAGAAACTAGTGCTAAACTTATCAAATATTTGATCAAACACAGTCACTGGAGTCCACTCGAGATGGTTAATGCTACTCTCGAAATTGATACTACTCGTGATATTGCACATCAAATTGTGCGTCATCGCAGTTTTTCCTTTCAAGAGTTTAGCCAGAGGTATGCTAACCCAGAAGACATGGGCGACATGTTTGAATATTCAGAAGCAAGATTGCAAGATGAAAAGAATCGTCAGAACAGTATTGAAACTGAAGACCGTCAGTTAGCCATAGACTGGTTGCATGCACAGATGCGAGTAGCACATAACTGTAAGAAAGAATACGACTGGGCTATTAAAAACGGTATTGCTAAAGAACAAGCACGTAAGGTTTTGCCAGAAGGCATTACCAAGACACGATTATACATGCAAGGCAGTTTGCGTAGCTGGTTACACTATATTGAACTACGCAGTGCAAATGGCACACAGAAAGAACACATGGCTATTGCGATTGCTTGTGCAGAAATCATTGGAAAGATCTTTCCGTTGATGAATGAATTATGAAAGCAAAGTTTGTAGATGCATACATGGATGTTGCTGACAGGTTTAGCAAATTAAGTTCTGCTAAACGACTGCAAGTTGGTGCTATTGTTGTTAAAGATGATAGGATTATCAGTATTGGCTATAACGGTATGCCTAGTGGGTGGGACAATAATTGCGAACACGAAGATATTGGATTTAGTGATGCAGTGTTTGGAGAGTCACAATCTCTAGTTAATAGAGGTTTAAAAACGAGACCAGAGGTTTTACACGCAGAGTCAAACGCCATAGCAAAATTAGCCCGCAGTTCTGAGAGCGGAGATGGTGCTACGTTATTTGTAACGCACCAACCTTGCATGGAATGTGCTAAATTGATCTATCAAAGTGGCATAAAAGCTGTTTATTATGCCCATCCATACAGACTCAACGATGGTCTAGACTTTTTACAAAAGTCAAATATCAATGTTATTAAAGTAGAAAAGGGCTCGTAAGCCCTTTTCCTTTTAGTCTATATTACTTATTCATCTCCGTAAAGTTGTAATACTTCCTTAACTGCCTCGTGACGTTCGATGTCTCCTTGTTCGAAACGGACTATGTCCAAATGTTTTAATTGTTTGGATTCAAGCTGTTCGATAAAACTTATCAAGCCGTTATCTTTTAAACGATCTGCTTGAGCTAAATCTCCTGTTACAGCCATCATTGAGCCTTCTCCTAATCTAGTTAAGAGCATTTTCATTTGATTTTGAGTTGCATTTTGCATTTCATCAGCTAGAATAAATGCATTTTTGAATGTCCTGCCTCGCATATAGGCTAGGGGTGCAATTTCAATGATGCCTTCTTCTATCATGCCTTCTATTTCCTTAGCATTAAAGTATTCGCGTAAGACGTCAAATATAGGTCTTGTCCACGGTGCCATCTTTTGTTCTAGTGTGCCTGGTAAAAATCCTATATCCTCATCTACTGATACTGCTGGTCTTGTAACAATAATTTTGTCAATTTCGCCTTCTTTAAACAATTTTACAGCCACCTGCACCGCAATAAGCGTTTTGCCGGTTCCTGCTGGACCCACTCCGAAGACTATATCTTTCTTTGGATCTAGTAATTTTAGCATGTAAGTTTCTTGGTGTTTATTGCGTGGAAGAATTTGCACTTGACGCTTGTGTTTATAATTGTTGATATCTACAACGTTTTCAAAGTTTTGTTTTTTAGTACGAGACGCTCTTTTTGCACTCATTAAGTCCTCCTTACGGATATTGAGTAACTGTGTACAGCGTTCCGGGCTGGAACACCCTACAAAGATATTTAGCTCAGACCTCCAAAAGTAAAAACATAATGTTATCTTTTTGATGCGATAAATAAGTATAGTAGATTTATAGGACAGCACAATGCACGACATTTATGACGTTATTAAAAACATCGAAGGAATATACGAAAACGACACTGCTTTTCAGGTGTTGAAAGACTTCGAACGAGTTCTAGACGAACTAGATCTTTATGTATATGCTAATTGGGAAGATGCTGAACTTTTAAGCGGCCCTGTGATTGATCGCCATTGGGTTACATGCTCGTTTATGTGGCCACGCAACAAGATGCCGGATCCAATGGGAGGCAAGCGTCTAGTAGACTATGATTGTAAGATAGGCTATAAAAAAGACTACGTCATTGTTCCTAGAAAAATTAAAGACCCTGATGATATTCGACCAGGAACTAAAAAAGGAAAGCTGGATAGAAACCCAGTATGGATTGTTGAAATTCAAATGCCTAAGAAATTAATCGTTGATATCTATACAGGATATAACGAAATGGAGAGTTTTGAAACTGAACCTGCTGTGGCTGCTAATTCTCCAGGATCAGAATCACAACCTGCTGATCAATCAATGGCTCCACCAGTAGCTGCACCGGGCGGAGCAGTGGCTGCACCCAGCGGCAGCGAACCAACCGGAGGTGTAGCATAATGGGACTACGAATAGGTGACCTACGAGATATGATCTACGAGATATTTGAAATTGATTCATTTGCCTCTAAAATGGGCGATGATCAAAACATTATCACACTAAGCTTCAGCGTAAAAACAAAAGAACCTGCAGACGATCTAGTGAGTTTTTTAGAAAAAGGGTACGATTTTATTCTTGATGCAGACACAACAGCAGGAGAACAAAGCGATGGTACTTTTAAAGTTTTTGTAGAGTTAGAAAGAAATTCTGAAGCACATGAACAGATCGCTGAAATAGTAGACGGTATCAAAAAACTTGCAGATAAAGATAAACTAAAATTTAGATATTATAAAGATTTTAGAAGCCACGAAGCCACGTTAGAAAATTTACAACAATTTGTACCCAGCGACCCTGACAACTATGGAATTGTAGCTAACGAAAGCAACATGAATAATTTTAAAAATTTCTTTAGTAAAAGTTTTGTTGAATCTATAGATATGTTAGATGATATTCTTACTATTAAAAAAATGTATGCAGATCCATTGCATTTTAGATTTGTAGATATTGGTGAAAAACATCTTATACTAAATAACATTACTGAAAGTTTGAATTTTAACGACTTCGGAGAAGTGATATATCTCAGTAAATATATAGGTAATTACAATATTACAAAATATGGTAAAAAACTTACACTAGAAAATAACGGCAGAACACTAGTTCTCGAACGTTTATAAAATAAGGAACTACAATGAGTTTTACATTTGAATTTAAAAAAGAATATTTGTCAGAAATAATTGGCAAGAACCCATATACAGATTACTGGTACAGTGCATTATGCGAAATCCTTCCAGTATACGAAATACATACTCCTGAGCGTGTGGCAGCATTTGTTGCACAGTGCGCTCACGAATCAGGTGGCTTTAAATTCCTTAAAGAAAATTTAAACTATAAAGCAGAAAGTTTGACAAAGACTTTTTCTAAGTATTTTAAAACTTTAGATGAAGCTAGGGCCTACGAGAAAAAGCCAGAAAAGATTGCCAATAAAGTATATGCGAATCGTATGGGCAACGGAGACGAAGCTAGTGGTGACGGTTTCCGTTATCTAGGTCGAGGACTTATTCAGTTGACAGGTAAAAATAATTACACATTATTTGCGGCTGCTATTGATACTCCATTAGAAGAAATTCCAGAGTACCTACAAACGTTTGAAGGTGCTGTACAATCAGCTTGCTGGTTCTGGGAGCAGAACAATCTTAATCAATGGGCTGATAAGAAAGACATCCTTACACTAACTAAGCGTATCAACGGTGGTACTATTGGTTTAGAAGACCGCATCAAGCATTACAATCACGCATTACACTTGTTTGTAGGACATTAATATGTGGATGCTATCCTTTGTGCCAGATAGTTTTTTACTTTGGGTAGTTAACACTATCCTTATCGCTGGCGCAATTGGTACTTTCTTTACATTTTTTATACTACACAGAGTAGTTCGTTGGCTTCCAGCAATAGCTCCATATCATTTAATTTTACAAATAGTCAGTATTGTATTATTGATTGTAGGTGTATATTTCAAAGGTGGTGTAGGTGTTGAAATGGAATGGCGCGAAAAACTTCGTGTTGCTGAAGAACGTGCTAGAATCGCTGAAGAACAGGGAAAACAAGTAAACAAAGAAATTGTTACTGTTTACAAAGACCGTGTTAAAGTTGTAAAAGAAAATGTAGTTATCTATCAAGATAAGATTAAAGAAATAGAAAAAATAATCAATCAAGAGTGTAAAGTAGCACCCGAAGCTATTGATATTCTTAACGAAGCAGCGAAACCACCAGGGAGCAAGAAATGAAAAAACTTCTAATGTTGCTTCCTGCGGTTTTATTAACAGGATGTTTGTCCATAACAAAGCCGCCAACATTTCCTGAACTACCGCAAGAAATTGCAGATCCTTGCCCAGAACTTAAACAAGCAGAAAAGTCGCCTGAATTAAGTAAACTTCTTGACAGTGTAGTTCAAAACTACGGAACTTATTACGAATGCCGTGTAAAAATTGAAGCTATGGTTGAATGGCACAAACGTCAAAAAGAAATTTACGACAAGGCAGTAAAATAAAATGTCAGGATCAACTGTACACGAAGATTGGATGAATAGAAAATGGCGTCCTGCTATGGGCTGGACCTACATGTTTATTTGTATTCTAGACTTTGCTGTGTTTCCTATACTATGGTCAATTACGCAGGCAGCATATTCAGGCACGGTATCTACACAATGGGATCCTATTACTCTTAAAGGCGCTGGCCTGTTCCACATGGCCATGGGTGCTATACTAGGCATTGCTGCTTGGAGTAGAGGACAAGAAAAAATAATGAATGCTACGACAGTACCAGCTCAGACTGTAGTAACACCAACAGGGCTACGTAAGCCTGTGCAACCAACTGAGCCAGAATTATAAAGGAGATTTTACATGTTAGATATATTATTATGGGTAGCAGTAGGTGCATTTGTAGGATGGAATTTTCCACAACCTTTCTGGGCAAAAGCCGTACAAGAAAAAGTTCAAGCCATGTTAGCTAAAAAGGAAAAATAAAATGAAATTATTAACAACAGCAATTTTTGCAGGTATGATGGTTATTGGTACAGCAGCCTGCGCCAAAGAAGAACCAAAAAAAGCAACACAAGCAACACCAGCAGCCACAGCAAACGCAACTGCTCCGGCTGCTCCAGCGGATACTAATAAAGAAGCTCCAAAAACTAAACAAGTTTGCTTAGATGTACAAGGTAAAGACGGAAAACCTGTAATGGATCCTAAAACTAATAAACCAAAACAAACTTGTACTACAGTCAAAGTTCGTGAAAAGTTCGAAGGAACTAAGATCGAAGACGCTAAGAAGAGCAAGTAATGAGAATCTTAGCTGCCGCAGTTCTTGCTTTATCATTAACAGGCTGTGCTACTGTACAGAATTGGATACCCAGCTTCTGGGATGATAATCAAAGCCGCGCAATCGTTGATGTACGTCAATCAGTAGCACAGTTAGATTGCAATATAGATCATGCTCCACAAGTAAAACGCATTAAAGATCATCTAGAATGGTTTGATCTTTATAGTGAAAGCAAGGGATCACGTCAACAGGATGTTCGTAAGTTGATCGGACCGATGAAAGAAACTGTTGACGATTTTTATAAACGCAGTATTGACAAACAGGGCACCAAAGCCTACTGTGAAATTAAAAAGAAAATAATGATACTTCAGTCTGAAAAGTCTGCAAGTGCAGTATTAGGGAGATTCTAAATGCAAGAACTAAGAGCACTAATTGGTTGTGGTCGTCCATGGGCAGAACAAAGAGCTCAAATGGCATTGCAACTATCAGAAGCGTATTCCGCTGGACAAATTAGTCCTGATGAATATAAAGAATTACTACAAGACTTAGTCAGAACAGATATACTAGACAATGAAGCAGACGATATGGCTGTAAAAGCCATGCTGGTTACAGGTGTGTATGGTCTACTTCAAGTTGTTTAACAAAGGAAAATTATGAAAAGTTTATTTGTATTTTTATTAGCAACAGTATTATCTGTTCCGGCTTTTGCACAAGGCAAAATGCCTACTAAGTCAGCAACATATGATGCACAAATTATTAGAGTGAGTGATGGCGATACTATTGTAATCGCCGCCCCCTTTCTACCAGCCCCGCTCAAACCTGAACTTGCTGTTAGAATCTACGGCGTTGACACCCCAGAAAAAGGACACAGAGCTCAATGTCCACAAGAAGACCAGCGAGCGCAACTGGCGAGTAAATTTACAACTCAAGCCATACAATCCCACCCAAAGCACCAGGTTATTATCTATGGATGGGATAAGTTTGGTGGCCGTATATTGGGAGACATCTTGGTAAATGGACAAAGTATTCGACAAGGATTAATTGCCAACGGTTTAGCTAGAGAGTATTACGGCGATGCTAAACAAAGTTGGTGTAACTAACACACCTTAGGACCGGTATTAAGTTACCGAAAGTGTGCGCCGGCTGCTGGCGCGGAGAAAGCGATTCGCTACCGTAGACTTCGAAAGTGAGCTTTATAAAGATTAAAGTTGAAAAAGATAGCATTATTTTTGCATCAACCCATCTGTGCCGTGGACTCTGCTAACGGCATCATCAAAGCTCTTTCATCCCACTACAGTTTTAAATTATTTTCTAGAGACGAAGTTGAACCTACCTTCTTTGATGATGTAGACTGCGTATGTTTTCCCGGAGGCTACGGTGACAGCGATAGATATGATACTCTAATGAAATGGAACTGTGACGCTGTTAGAAACTTTGTAAAGAGTGGAGGCAAATTTCTTGGAATATGCATGGGAGCATACTGGGCAGATCGAGACTACCTTAATGTCTTAGATGGTGTTAGAGCAGTACAGTACATCAAACAACCTAACACTGACACAAGACGCCCCCATCCTAAAGCTATGCCAGTGAATTGGTTAGGTGTTAACGAAAGGATGTATTTCTATGACGGCTGTGCATTTGTTGGTAATAATATGGATGTTGTGGCTACCTATAGCAACGGTGATCCTATGGCTATTATACAAGGACGCATTGGTGTAATAGG